AACGCGTCCGCCGGGCCTTTTCCTATATTCCGTTCACCCGTGCTGGGGCACCACCGCGAAGAACTCCAGCGTCTGTGTCCCGTCGTTGACCAGGGAGTGGGCGTGCCCCTCCGGGCAGTAATGGCAGTCCCCCGGGGCCAGGCGCTCCTCGCCGCCGCCATACAGGGCCTTGCCTGTGCCGGAGAGAACGTACACAATTTCGCTGCTCCCCTCGTGGGTGTGCAGGCCGATGGAGCACCCCGGCTCCAGCCGCCCCCGCATGATGCGGTTGCGCCCGTCCGCAAACATCCTGGCGTGGGTCACTCCCTCGCCGCCCTTGAACCCGGGGATGGCAGTCTCCTCTATGGCTCCGAATTCCACCTTCATTCCAACTCCTCCTCTGACTACAGCAGCGATACGCCGAACCGGCCCGCCATATCCCGCAGGCCCTCCTCCAGCTCGTCCCGGCCGAAGCCCGCCGCCTCCAGCTGGGCGTCGGTCAGGTCGTTGAGCCGGGCATAGAAGTCCACCGCCAGCTCCAGATAACGCCGGTCGTCGGGATCGCTCTCCGCAAAGAGCAGATCCTCCGCCCCGCCGATGTCCCCGGCGTTGACCTTCTCCAGCAGGCGGCGGTGGAGCTCGTCCAGCGCGGCGTCCTCCGCCGCCCCGGCGGGCACATAGCCCGTGGACTCCTTCTGAAACACCAGATAGGCAATGGAGCGGGCCAGGGCGTCCACCTGGCGCATCATCCAATCCTCGGTCAGCATTCCGCATCTCTCCTTTTTATAGTTCCCGCACCAGGCGCACCGCCACGCCCACGATGCGGGCCGCGCCGGTCTCAAAATCCGACAGGGGGATCAGCTTGGGCTCGTAGGCGGGGTTCTCCGGCTGGAGGAGCACCATGTCCCGCTGGCGGCGGAAGCGCTTGAGGGTGGCGTCCTCCCCGTCCACCAGACAGGCCACAATCTGGCCGTTCTCCGCCGTATCCTGCCGCCGCAGCAGCACCAGATCCCCGTCCCGGATACCGGCGTTGATCATGCTGTCGCCGGTGACCCGCAGGAAGAAGTGCTCCTCCGGCTCCGCCACGTCGGCGGTGGCCCAGCCCTCCACCCGCTGCTCGGCCGCCATGGGCAGCCCTGCCCGGATAGTGCCCAGGATGGGGACGGACTGCCGCTGTCCGGTACGGCGGGGCACATCGTAGCCCAACAGCCACAGGGGGTCCACACCCAGGGCGGCGGCCATGGCGGAGGCCGTGCCGATTTTCGGCTCCCGCTGGCCCAGCACATAGCGGTTCAGCGTCTGTGGGTTCATCCCCAGGCGCTCCCCCAGCTGCTCATAGCTGAGTCCCTCTTCCTCCATCAGGCGGCGCAGGCGGCCGCCAAGGCTGCTCTCCCGCTCCATCTGTCCGTCCCTCCTGTCCCATTATTGGGGCTATCCTATCATATTTTATCACCATTTGCAACAGAAACCAGAAAAAAGCCCTTGACTGTTATCTCCATTTGGTGTTATTATAGCCTCGCAATCGAACATAAGTTCTATTTCATTCGTTCGGTATCACCATTTGGAGATCCCAGATGTGAAAAAATGCCCCGCCGACTGGCGAGACATTTTTTGGTGGAGGAGGGTGGATTCGAACCACCGAAGCGAATCGCAACAGATTTACAGTCTGCCAAATATTTTCTGTTTCCATTGCGCCGCAATAGCTCCGCAACCTATCGCCCAGTTTTACCCATGCATTACCCAAATATTTTTTAGATTCTTTTATTTTATCCTAGGATATCATGGAGTATTATGGATGTCAATAACGGGAGAGACACCTAATCCTGGAACCTCCCAGGACAGTATTAAAACCAAAGAACTTGATTTTCTGTCTTTTATGTGGTAGAATTAATTCACACAAATAAGAGGTTTTGGTGGCTACACCCGAAGCTAACCGCCCTGCGCACTGTTCGCGCAACCGTTATCGTCGATCGTTAACCGGCGTTAAGAGGTTGTGGGAAGGGTGCGTTTTTTGCGTCTGTATGGCCCGTCGGTAAAGGCCGCTGCCCAGTTCGAGGCTGGGTCGGGCCACTCCTTTCTCCCCCATCCTTTTTGCCGCTCCTCGCTTGTATTCCCCCTCCAGGTGAGGGGCGGCACCCGTGCCCCGGTAGCTCAATGGTGAGAGCGACACCGTGATCTGGTGTAGTAGATGTCGGTTCGATTCCGGCCCTGGGCTTGGTGACCCGCACTTTTCGCGGTAACCAATTATAGAAACTTGCTCCAAAGTACACGGAGCTGACACCCCGGAATAGACGGGGGCATGCGGAACCTGGGGCGGGGCGGAATCCGTCGCTTAACCGAGAGGGGTAGAGGTCGCAAGTTCAAATCTTGCAGGTTCCTATGACTGTGGAGAGACACTATACTGGCGAATCGGGGTCGCGTATCTTGCCAGTGAAATCACCAGCGGCCTGCCAGTAGCCATAACTGGCTGACTCCGGGCGGAATGGCAACCTTTGAGAGTCAAAACCGTGCTATCCCGCTGAAAACTACCCTGCGAGTGGCTAATCATGATGTCGCCACCAAGGCTAGGGCGTGACAATCTAAGCGGGAAGCACACATATGCCGAGTGCAGTAGCAGAAGCGGAAGCGGCGGCCATGGACAACGCCGTGGACGTGTGGCGGCTCATTATCGCCTCTCGGCTCCAAACGCAGATGGAAAGCAAAAGAGGCACTGCGCGATTAAATTAAATGCCAATGGGCGGCTGGACAACCTACTGTCCGCCATATGCCGCTCCTCGCCGCATGAGGCGGGCGGTGGCACCAGATGTATGGCACCACAGGTTAAAAGCAGACGGGCCTTCCTTGTGCGCTGTGCGAAAGCGGCAAGGTGAAGAAATTATTTTTGGCTGATCCCGGCCCTATAAAGATGAACGGTTCCGACTGACGACACCAGCGGAGGGGTTGAGATGTACCGTGATTATCAAGGCTGTTCCTATGGATGGAGTATGTGAGGTGAGGATGGAAAGGTGTGGCAACGTAGACCGACCAGCGGTGTCTAAGCGTCAGTAGCAGAAACGGAAATAGGTTGCTGATTGTAATACAGCCTTGATGATTGTGATGTGATACCGCATAGCGGATTACATACCATTGAGCGTTGGCGGAACAGACACTAATTGTGGTAAAACTGGTGCGATTACCAGCAATAGTAGACGCCGACAGTGAAGAAGGGCAACCGTCTGTGAAGAACAAAGCAACAGCGGCGAAGTCGTGGGCGTAGAGCTTTGGTGAGGCCCATATGTGAGGTGCAAATCCTCACCCGCTCAAATTTGCCGCCCCGCAGTTGCAGGAGACGGGGGCGGGAAAGAAAAAAGGAGGAGCAAGAATGCTGTATTCTGAACTAATTGCTGAGATCGCAGACCGCACCAATCTGAAGAAGGCCAATGCCAAGGCCGCTGTGGACACGATGGTGAAAATCATCACCGAGTGCGCCAAGAAGGGCGAGGATGTGGCTGTCAACAATCTGGGCACCTTCCGCTCCAAGATGATGCCGGAGTATGAAGGGCACAATCCGGCTTCCGGGGAGAAGGTTACTGTCCCGGCCCACCGTGTACTTCGGCTATCTGTGTCCAGTGTAGTAAAGAAGTCCATCAACTAGGCGGGGAAACCCGCCGTATCCGGGTGTAGCGCAGTTGGTAGCGCACATGCTTTGGGAGCATGGGGCCGTGGGTTCGAGTCCCACCACTCGGGCCAGCACCAGTAGCGCAATCGGTAGCGCACCGCTTTCGTAGTGCGGGGGTTGGAGGTTCGACACCTCTCTGGTGCTCCATGCTGGTGTAGCTCAGTTGGTAGAGCAGTTGATTTGTATTCAACCGGTCGGGGGTTCAAGTCCGTCCACCAGCTCCAAACAGGGGTGTAGCCAAGCGGCAAGGCACGAGGTTTTGGCCGAATCGTCGGTTCGAGTCCGGCCACACCTGCCAAAATAGGAGGGAATATGGCAGAATACAAACTTTCACAACAATCCATTGAAGTGATAGAACGCGCCATTTCCAAAGGAAATGAAGTGAAGCTCTCCGCGTGGAATAATAAGATAAAGGTGATGTCCATACGCACAAAGTTGGAACACATTCAGGCCCCCGACAAAAGTTGTTGCAATTTGAGTGGAAAAGCAGTAAAATAAGAAATAATAAGATACCTGTGCCGAATTGATGGCATAGAGGGGCCATTTGGGGCCGCTGTTGACTGTATAATGCAGTTGACAGTGGCCTCTTTTTGTTTTCTTGCGAGGAGGGAACAGGGTGTCGGAAATGCACAACAATGGGCAGGAGCAGGAAATAGCAACTATATACTGCGTCAACTGTGGGTGTGGCCTCAATGAGGAGGAAGGCGTCCTAGCCTCCCCAGATTGGTACGAAGATACGCGGTTCGTCCATTATTGCCGTGACTGCCAGCAGAAGCAGTTCGAGGATTTTGCGGAGGACACCTCTCCCGCCTTTGCATACTTCCTATGCTGCGCGGCCTACAATCTCCCATTCATTCCAGAATGTATGCCAAACGGGGCATATGACGTCGACGAGATCACTTGGATCATGTATCTAGAAAACTTGGAAACCAGCGAATACAGATACAAGGACGACGGCGAACCGGCGGCGTTTGTGGATGGTATGACGGACATCTCTGTGCTCTTTGGCGGAAAAATCGACGCCAGGACAAAGTTCGCAGCAGGAGCGACCATGGAGGGAACCTCTGCCAAGCTGCCTGGTACAAAGGCCCAGCGCCGCAAGTGGGGCATATTGAGCGACTACACAACCGAGGACTATAAGGAACTCGACCGGCTCTACTCCATCAAGGCCGGGGGTCTGATGGAGAACGGCATTGACGAAGAAACGGAGCACAATCTTCGAGAGATATGTAAGCTTGAGCTTGACTACTCCAAAGCGATGGCGAGGAAAGAATACGATGACGCCCGCAAACTGAACGACATCCGCTCCAAATTTATGGCAGACAACCTCATGCGGAAGCGCGACGAAGCCCCGGTGGCCCCCATTAAGTTGGACACACTGGGCGATGCCTTAGAACGGGCTGGGTACATGAAAAACGGAGATTTGCTAGGGTATGATGAACTTCTGGGAAAACTTCGCGGAGATCAAGCCAAGTATCCCATGTCTCACGACTATCTGGACTACATCCTGCGAGAAATCGTCAACTGTACACGTCGGAACATGGGCATAGCCGAATCGGACGAGCTTCCCTTGGAACTTCAGCTTGAACCGCAATACGGAGAGTTCGACAGTGATATGAGCAAGGCAGAGTTGGACACATTGAAATGTCTGGGACTCCCGCCCATGAAATTGGAAAAGAAAAAGCTAAAAGGAAAGAAAAAGTAGAACCGAGGAGTTGAGTAAAATGCCAGCCGGTAAATGGTGGAACCCCACACTTCATAGATGGATAAAGCGCGGGGAACCAAAACCGGTGGACTACTCCAAGAAGAACTCTGAAAGCTGGTGCCTGCTCCTCTCCTACTTCCGTTGGTATCCTGATCGGCTGCTTGCCATCTGCCAATCCCCAGAGGCCGATTTCCAGCAACAATTCATTCAAGCACTTATCTGGCGTGCAGATGCCCGGTATAAAGAAACCTTTATCACTGGTTCCCGTGGCCTTTCCAAGACCTACACAAAACTATCCGGCGCATCAACCGAAATGCTGTGCTGGCCACATGAGCGTATTCGCTACTTTGGCCCAACCATGGATCAGGCTGCGGATCTGGCCCGTTCAGCATTTGAGCAGGTGCAGAAGAACTATCCTGCCTTAACCAGCCAAATCATTATCAAGACATCTGCAAAGGGTGATTTTACCCTTATCACCGATACCAATTCCGAGTTCCGCATAACATCCAAGCGCGGCGATAACTGCCACCAAGTCATCTGTGAGGAGTGCGGGCAGGAAGACGAGTACCCCTTCGACCATGATCGCTATCAGACGGTTGTTGACCCAACAAACCGCTTGCGTCATCTAGTGAACGGTTATCCTGACCCAAATCATATCAACTTCAAGAAGCACTATATCACTTCTGCTTCTTCCCAGCAAAACGATGCCTTCAAGTATCGGTGCGACATTCTGGCCGACATGGTGGCTGGGAAGAGCGCGTTTGCCATAGACGTGCCCTGGACAGTCTCCGTCCTGTCAGGTATCCGAGACATTGAATACTTTCGGGGCCTAAAAAAGAATATGACTCCTGAGAAGTGGCTACGAGAGTGCGAGAGTGTCTACACCGGAGACACAAAAGACCCGGTCATTTCAGATGTGGCGCTTACTAAGTCCCAGGTGTTGAAGGTCATGGAGGAGCGCCATTGCGGGAATCCGAACTGCATTTATATCATCGGCTACGACGTATCCCATGAGGAAGGTGCGAACCACGCAAAATGCGCCATAGCAGTAACGAAATTGACCGCTCAGAAGGAGGACTCCAAGAAGGATGTGTTCCTGAAGCAGGTGGTATATCTTAACGATATGCTGCCAAGGGAGGCCAGCCTACAAGCACAATACCTCAAACAGATGTGGACGCGATTTTCCATGTCGGGGTCCAATTTCCTGACCTACATCGCCATCGACGATAAGCAGTACGGAAAGTCTGTTACGGAGCAGTTGATGAAGGATATGGGCGACGGGGTGACGCTGTGCTGCATGAACCATGACTACCCAGAGTTGGAGCTACCCGGTGCGCTTCCGGTTATTTACCCGGTCAAAGCCAGTAACGGCGCCAGGGAAACAGGGAACAGCGATCCGGACGGTGAGATGATAAAATACGCCAAGATGCAGTTTGAAAACGGCAACGTCCAGATGATCGTTCCAGACCACTATGCCGGTTTGGAGGCATATAAAAAAGCTCACAAAATCACGGACAGCTCCAGTGACGTAGAAATCGTTCTTCCATATATCAAGGCCCATGAGATGGTCCGTCAAATCAAGAATCTGCAAATCAAATACCGGGGCTCAAATTGGTCGGAGGACCGGGTATCCAAGTTCATCCAGCGTGATATGTGGTCTGCGACAAAATACACACTGCGGGTGGCACAGCTTCTGGAACGAAAGAACCTCATCCAGTCCGCCCGCCGGAAAACAAATTGGGAACCGCTGATAGCCGCCGCCCGCCGCGCCTCAGCCACAGCATCGGGGGTAGCGTCGTATAGGCCGCGTGTGCTTGGAAGAAGGGGAAGAGTATGTTGAACCGATACCGAATCTATCAAATGACTCCAACAGCAGAGCACATCGATTACGCTGCGGAAAAGTACCGCTTCCACCGGGCCACCCCCCATCATCTTCTTGTCTATACTAACAAACGGAAACCGGGAGGGAGTACGCTCATCAGGAACGCAAGATCGCTTCCCGCACCTGACCGGGAGTGGGTAGCCGCCTGTAATATCATCATCGCAGGCGAAGCCCTGCACAATGACCCGGATGCCCAGGCAGGTATTCTGAACTTTCTGGCTGACCTAGAAAAAGAGCTGGAGAAAGAGCAAGTACGGCTGAAGGAGGCTTAGCGAAAAGTGCAGACAATCTATCAGAACCTCCTGCGGCAAATCAATGTGCTTTCTGCGAAGTTCTCCAATATGCCGATGGATGCCCTGTTCCGGGCCTATGACCGGGCAATGGATAACAACCCATGGATTCAGAATAAGCGGGTCAAGCAAATTAACACCCTTCCCGTCGAGTATAGCAAGGACGCCATTGGTGAGGCTATCAAGAATCCAGGCGGAAACGAAGCCCTGCTGAGAGGAACCCATCACGCATTGGAGGCTACAGCTTATCCGATGCTAAAAATCAGGAAGCTCTACACCGACCTGATGACATACAACTATTATACGGCCCCGGCATTCACCGACGAAGATGATGCCAAAACGCCTGAGTTCTGGCGTGAAGCTGCCCTGTTGGAGAAGTTCAACAACAAACTGGACCCAAAAGCCAACGCCCACAAAGCTACCGGGCAAGCAATCCAAGAGGGCAAAGTGTTTTACTACATCCGATACGATGTAGATAAGTCCCACAACAAAGTCAACTACGCTTTCATGCAGAAACTCCCGCCAGACTGGCTAAAAATCATCGGCTACAACAACATTTCCGGCTATACCGTCTCCTTCGATATGTTCTATTTCCTCCAACCGGGTACTGACTGGAGGCAGTTTGGAGATCTGTTTATCCCCTATCTTGAGAGCTTCGACGCTGTGATTGAGCCGCCCGGAAACGCTGTGTTTGCCTCAAAGGGCTGGCGGGTCAATTTAGACAAACTAGCTCAAATGAAGGATCTGGTCGGGAACCCGGAGGCATACGTCCAGAACGGGCGGTGGGCCTATTGGGTGACTCTTCCAATCGACAAAGTCTGGGGCTTCGAGATAGATGATACAAACCCAAACCTCGCTTCCACTATGACAGGGCTTTATCTCTCCATGTCTGCTATCGCTCAGTATGAGCAGGTCCAATTGGAGTTGGTGCAAAACCCGCTGATTGCTGTGATGACCGGAGAAATACCCTACCGGAATGACAGCGCCGCCCCGCAGGACGACGGGATAAAGCTATCTGAGGGTGGGCGCATCCTGTACGAAACCCTCTGGTACAATATGCTATCCCAGAACAACACCTCCGGCATCGGTTTCTTTATGGCTCCAGCGGAGAATCTAAAACTCCACCAACTAGCTGAGGCGCCGAGCGCCACGGAGATATCTACCAACGGCTACGGCTACGCCGTCGAGAAATCCGGTCTGGCAGGTCTCATCCCCATTAACGACAACCCACGCGCTGGCACGGTAAACATTTCCATTCAGTTGGAGGCAAAATATTGTCAAAGGGTCTACCAACAGTTTGAACGGATGATGAACTACATCTACTCTACGCTGAACCTCCGGTACACCTGGAGATTCCACATGTTCGGAGACCTCTACAACGACGAGAAAGAAAGGGCCAACATGCAAAAGAGCATGTCTATGGGTGTTCTTCCAGACCTTTACCGTTACAACGCCATAATGGGCCGCTCGCTGCTGGATGACTTGAGCATGAGCGCCGCCGTAAAGGAGAGTGGAGTGCTGGACATGAGACTGCCGCTTGTAACCAGCTACACTGCCAAGAACGGAGGACAGCTCCCTCCCTCCCCTGCCGCAGATCAGGGCGGGAGGCCGGAAATGGATATCGCAGATGTCACAAGCGAAGGAACGGAGGATATGAAAGATGCGGACTAGAGCGGATGAAATCCCAAAGGAAGTAATTCAAGCAGTTGGCCGCATACTGGAACGTGGGAATGTAGCTGTGGTTGAGGAGAACAACGGAATTTTTAAGGTTTATACCACCCACCAAAAAGTAGAGTATTCTAACAAATTGGAATGGTTATCCACTTTGAAAACAAAATTTGGTCGAAAGGAGGGTTGTTAATTTGATGAAAAAGCGCGAGTTTTTCAATTATGAAAACCCGAAGTTCTTCGCTCTGCGCGACCCCATGCGGGAAGTCATTCGTGCCTACTGGGCGGCAATGCAATATTACGCCTCCATCAAGGAGATCGTGTGGGGCCGGTATGGAATGGCCTATCTGAGTGATTCCCTCCACACTATGGAACACAAGCAGCCGGAGTACATCGACCAGTTTTCCGCTATCATGCGGCAACAGGGGCTTGAAATTGAATACCCATCTGTGCCTGAACTGGACGAACTTCTGGATAGCCTGGACGAAGTGTTCCGTGTCTGCATTGAGCTTAACGATAACGTGGACAAGGCCCTCCAGAGATTTATTAACGTGGCCGACCGAAAGGAAAATGAGGTGGGAGGTGTACCCAGCCAGAGTCAGGGGCACTTCCCTGGTCTGGCCCGGCAGGTGGAAAGCCTCCAGATTGAGAACAGCAAGGATCGGAAGAAACTGCTGGAAAGCTGGTCTATGTGGGATAACGGCTCGAGTATGTCCAGCTTCGACAAGTGGGTTAAAAGCATCTACGACCTACCGGACAACGGAGAGGAGGACGATGTTTAATGCCAATCAAGACCAAGTCCGCCGCCCCATTCGACGGCCTGGGTTCCCTCCGAGTGCTTCAACAGGACAACGACCTGAATTGGGACGTGCGGATCGAAATTATGCGCTCCGGCCTCAATGAGAATGGCTGGGACTACCGGAACATTGGCCGCTACGCCAATACCTTCCGGGGCACCCCCATCCTGTGCGCCTATCTTCCTGGCGGACGTATCGGAGACGGCCACAACATGACTGAGAGCAGGGGGATGGACGGACAAGTCCATTACTCCTTCACAGACGGAACCGCAGAGCGCATTGTCGGCATAATTTATGACACAGACGACGCCGTATGGACCGAGGAACGGGACGGTGAAGTGTGGGCCATCGCCAGGGGAAAGCTCTGGCGTTTCTATAATCCTGAGCTGGTGGACAAGATTGCACGACAGGGGCGCATGTCTGTATCCGCCGAGACCAACGTGACGAAGGCCCACCGGGAGACAGACCGGGAGGTCTACTCCCAATGGTACGGACTGGGTGTCACCATCCTGGGCGACGGCGTTGCACCGGCTGTCCCTGGGGCGAACATCAAGGCGCTGGAGGCTATGCAGAGCCAATTCAAGGAAATGCAACTCCGGGCCGCGTCCTACCATACGGACAAGCCGCAAGACAACAATAAAGGAGTGAAAACTTTGAGCGGAATGAGCAATGTCCCTCTGCTGAAAAAAGTACAGGAGAAGTTCAAAGACTACCGCATCCTGGACATGAGCGAAAATGGCGACCATATCCTGATGCTCAATGCCAGCGGCCTCCCCTGCACTTATGCCAGTAAGGCCGAGGACCACGATACCGTTATCCCGGAGCGAATCACCTATGCCAATCTCTCCGCCCCCTTCAAGTTCGAGGACGGTACTGAGGTATCCGTCGATGTGACCACCATGCTGGCAGCATCTGTGGAAGCCGCAAACAACCGGGCCGAATCCGCTGAGACCAAGTGTTCCAACCTTGAAAAGGAAAATGAGGCTCTGAACGCAAAGGTCAAGGCTATGAACGAGGCCGAGGACAAGCGACGCATTAAGGCCGCCAAGGAAGTCATTGAGAAAGCCATAAGTGAGGCCGATGCCTGCCACATGGAACTGAGCGAAGATGCCCGTAAACAGCTCATGGACGCTGTGGAGGCCGGGTGCTACAACACCGTGCTTAACGAGGCAGGCGAGTGGGTCGGAGACCAGAAGGCCACCGCAGACGTGATGAGCAAAATCGGCGAACTTTCCATGCAGGCCGCCAGAGCCAAGGCAAACGCGCAGGAGAAGCGCTATGTCTGGGAGGGCGGCGGATCGGCAACCAATGCAGCCGGGGGCGACTCCAACGCCTTCCTGTCCCAGGCCATCAAGAACATTTCCGACTGAGAAAGGAGCAATACAGAATGGCTCGAATTGCCAATACCTTTTTTGAACTAAAAAACGGCAACCGCCAGTATGATGCAATGGCGAATCTGGCCGGTGTGTACCAGGACGCCGGCACTCCCGAGATCTGCCCCTCCGGTTTTCTGGTGACGAAACTCCAGCTTATGCCCGCCTCCGGCTATAACGGCATTTTGAATGGGAATACTTGGATCTTTAACAAAGCTGTCAGCGGCTCCAACACCACCAACGGAGAAATCCTGGAGCTGTTTGCCTATGATTCCTACGATGTGAACATGGTGGGTGACGGCGTAAACAATTGGCGCGTCGGAGCAAATACTGCTGGTCTTGAACTGCCTGCCGATGTAGTGGGTACTTTCTGCCGTATCGTACCTGGCTGGCAATATGTGTTCGGCTCTGGCAACTTCTCTACTGCCCCAACCGACCTCCAGACGACCAAGTACGCCACAGTCTCCAACGGTCTGCTGGTCGCTGGGGCCTCCGCACCAGATGCCAACACCGGGTACTGGTTCGAGATCGTGGGCGAGGTCTATCCAACCGTCGGAACACGCAACTGGGGTAAGGCGTACCGGGTCATCGCCCACTTCAACGGTATCGCAGGAACATCGGCCCCTGTAGCCCCTACTGCTGATGTGACCTTTGCTCTCACTACTCCATCCCCCGATGGTTCAAATACCATCAACGGAGGTGGGGCGACCAAGACCGTTACTGTGAACGTGAAGAACAGCACCGACAGCGTGGTTATCACGGCGACTAAGACCTCCGGGCAAACCCTCGCCAAGAGTGGCACGAACCAGAGCAACGTGACCCTAGGAAGCGACGGCAGCACCACCCAGACCATCACGGTGGACACCACCAATGTGGCTACTGCCGGCGGCAGCAAGAACTTCACCATCACTGTCAACGAGGGCAGCCACACCTCCATCAGCTACGCCGTGACCGTCACCGTGGCTGGTGCGGACTGAGAAAGGAGCTGAAGCATAAATGTCTCTGAAACTGAACAGCATTTCCCTTGACAATTTCAAGGTCAATACAGCGGATACCAAGATGGGCCGCATCTCCCGCAACGAACTGATCGCCACCGGCCGGCTGGTGACCATGGAGTACAACGGGCGTCTCTCCAACAAGGTTCGCAACAAAAGCGAGTACAAGACTCGCATTGACGATATTGCCTACACTAACCTGTCCTCCGGGCACAAAAAGAACCTGCTGATGTTCTGCGCCGCCCAGGCTTATGCTGTGCAGGGCAAGCCCGCCCCCGAGGACTTCGCCCAGGTTCAGAACGACCTTGGTCTGTTACGAGACCGGAACTTCCTCGCCACACTGGCCGGTATTTCCAGGGAGATCATCACACCCTTGCTGCCCTACACAATCTCTAACATGGGCGGCCTCCTAATGGAGACTACCACTGTGCCCCTGGGCCAGACGAAGGAGATTACCGTTCACAGCAACGACATCTTCCTGTTCGAGGATTCCAGCTGGGGCGCTTCTCGCTCCACCACCATGAACTACCTCTACGATGACACCATCACTCTGAATCCCCGGCCCTACACCTGCCGGGCTGTCATCAAGTGGTACCAGATGGTGGGCAACGATGTGGACATCGGCTGGTACTATAACGCCATCATGGGCGGTATGTACTCCCGCATCATGGCGAACTACATCGGGGCCATTATGACCCTGGCTGACAACAGCCCCTACATCCCCGACTACCTGACCTTCGACACCTACAACTCCCAGAACTGGGCAGAGGCTATTGTGGCGACCTCCACTGCAAACGGTATCCCCCGGAACCAACTGATGGCCTTTGGCGATTACCGCGACCTCCAAAAGGTCCTCCCGTTGGGCACTCCCTCCGATGCCGCCCTAACCTATGGCCTGGGCGAGGAGTGGATGCGCAACGGTTTCCTGTCCGTGGTGGGCGGTGTGCCTCTGTTTGATGTGGACCCAGCCATGGTGCCCGGCACCGTGAATACCACCGGCGAGATGCTGGGCATGAAGGGCCTTATTCTCATCTCCGGGCGCATTGGCCGCGCCTACGCCCCCGTCTACACCGCCTTTGCCGAGGGTTCTCCTCTGGTCATTGAGATGGAGCCCCGCGAGAGCGGCGACAACTCCATTTACATCGACTGTACCGCCGTCATGGACACCAAAATCGTGATGGGCAGCAAGGTCGCCGCCATTCAGATGCCTTCCTGATTTCCTCCTTTTCTATAGGGGAGCGGCCCTTCGGGGCCCTCCCCACCCTTCAAATCTTGACAGAAAGGGGCGTTAAAAATGCCCAGAGGCGTAAGAAACATCAAAAACACTGTGGCGGAAACTATGGAGGCCAATCCTGTTGCCGATACCGTCGTGCAGTCACAGCCCACAGAGACAGAACTGCTACGCCAGCAGAACGAAGCCCTTGCCAAGCAGTTGGAGGCCATGCAGAAGCAAATCGAGGCCATGCAGAAGAATCCGGGCTCCACCGTGGTCATGGCGAAGCCGGAAGAAACTGTGGAGCTGACCTACATCGCCGCCGTCTCCCCTACCAATGTGCTGTCCTTGGGGGACTACGGCTATTTAAACGGTGTGGGAGGCTATGTAGAGGTCCCCCGCAAGGAGTTTGGCGGAAAGTTCATGACACCAGAAATCCGGGGGCTGCTGAACCAGCGGCGGCTTATTGTCCTGAACGGTCTGAACGAGGATGAGCGTCGGCGGTACAATGTTGACTACAAGGACGGCGAACTGCTGGATATGCAAATGTTCGACCGGCTGCTGGACGTGGGGCTGGAGCGGCTAAAGGAGCTGTTCTCCAAGCTGTGCGTCGAGCACAAGCGGATGGTCGCCACCCACTTCATCTCCTCCTATCAGAGGGGCGACAACCGCATTTCCCGTGAAAAAGTGGAGCCGTTGAACGACCTCTCCAAGTCCGAGGACCCCAAGGGGATGTTCCGGCCAATTCTGGAGAGCCTGAACAAGGTCTGATGCGCCCCGGCGGGGAGCGCATAAAATCCCCGCTTTATATGCTGGCGCTCCGGCACATGAACTGGAGTGCAGAACACAGACAGGAGGCGGATCATATGGCCCCTTTGACAGGCATCCACGCCTATTTCATCAACAACAAGCCTATATACTCCGCCTTTCTCGCTGATGTGGAGGCCCAGGGCGGCAGTACAGACCCATTCTCCCCTGCCTCCGCTTTCCCGGACGGCTATTTTACCGCTATCCCTTGGGTGGGGGTGGTTGTCCAAAAGGACCCTGATTATGAGGGCGACACAGCCGCTTATAAGGCCGTGTCCGTAACTTTGAATGGGCAGACATACCCCCTCCACCTGAACAGCGTCCAGAGTTTTGAGACGGGAGCGACAGGTTATTTCCACTCCGCACCAGCCCCGCAGAGGGAGGACTACTTCGGTGTGCCCCCGCTGGCAGGCACCGAAGAAGTCACGGTAACGCTTCTTTATGATGACGTTCCCTATCAGAACACAGTTTTGGCCCCGGTAGAGCCGCTGGGAGCGACCACAAAATGGTCTGACATCATCCTGAACTATGGCAACCTATTCACAGACGATGTGAGAAACCAGGAGGCATACGACATCAATCCGGCGGCCTTTCTCAATACCGCCTCCTACTATCTTCAAGCGGCAATCCCCCGATTCAATCGGCCAACGGAAATCATCTCCTATCTATCCCAGCGTACCCCGTCCTTTTTCTCGGAGACACAGTGGGCTGTACCGGCTGAAATCCTACCACCTGGAGAAATGCAGACACCTACTACAGAGCCTATCACCATCCAGGCCAAGCCTGGATACGAACTGTGTTCTGTGGTTATCCGGGGCACAGATAAATTTGGAAATCCTGTGGACACTCCCTATTCCATGGAAACCTACGACCCTCAGACGGGGAAGGTGACTTTCCCTGCTGGGCTGATATCTGGCACAGAGTTCATCATCGACCTGTATCGGGACGGAGTGTTCCAAAAAACGCTCTCCCCGGATATGAAGCGCATCCTGGGCTTGTGCTTCCACATGGTATGGGAGTACCGCTTCACCGGGAACTGGCTAGCGCGGTCAGCTAAAGTGAGTGACAAATCCTTTGCCCCACCTAACGAAGCCAACTGGACACGAGCGCAGGAGGAAAAGCGGCGGAGTGAGGAAGATACGCTTAATCAGGAACTCCGCCGGTATGAGCAAGCCTGTACCTACCGCGGCGTGGTAAATTTCAGCCCTTCCATCAATCTTTTCTGAACAAGGAGGTCATGGTCATGGCATTTCATCTGATTGGCACCGACCCGTTCACGTCCACCTTCGTGCTAGACAGCGAGGAAGACTCTGCTGAGCTGCCCACCAACTGCGGCATCGGCTCTCAGGCGTTCTGCGCCGAGAGCGCGGACGGAAGCGGAATCGGTCGTGTGACCTACATTCTCAACGGCAACCTGGAATGGGTCAAGTGAGATAGGGGGCGAATCAAAAATGTCCATTAAAGACGGAATTGTTGGCGCAATGGTCGTCGGCGGCGGTTCCGGCTCCGGCGGCGGCTCCATGGTAGTCCCGAACATCAACGCCACCGTGGAGACGCTTCCAGCGGGGAGCGAGGCCACCGTTGAAAAGAGCGGTTCCAATACCAACGTGACCTTTAACTTCGGCATCCCGAAGGGCGACACGGGCCCGAAGGGAGACCAGGGCGCCCCTGGAGCGACCGGACCTGCCGGACCGCAGGGCGTTCAAGGCGAGCAGGGCGTGGAAGGGCCTGCCGGGCCTGCTGGCCCAACTGGTTCCACAGGACCACAGGGCGAGCCCGGTGTACAGGGACCGGAAGGCCCGCAAGGTGTCCAGGGAGAACGGGGAGCCACGGGGCCCGAGGGGCCACAAGGACCACAGGGTCCTGCCGGTAGTGTCGGCCCGCAAGGCCCGCAAGGCATCCAGGGTCCCAAGGGAGACCAAGGAAATCCGTTCCTCATTCAGAAGATATATGATACCGTTTCCGCCATGAACGAGGGTTATGCCACCGATGGTCTGCCGCAGGGCTCTCTTGTGGGGATCTCCACCCAGACCGGCGGCGAACAGGGCGGATACATCTACGCCAAAGGGGCATCTGCCTATGAGTTCTTCTATGACCTGAGTACCACGGAAGGCATCCAGGGCCCCAAGGGCGACCCAGGAGAGCAGGGGCCGCAGGGTGAACAGGGCCCCGCTGGCCCCGCTGGCCCGACCGGCCCACAAGGCGCACAGGGAGAACCGGGCCCGACCGGCCCCGCAGGTCCACGGGGCGAACAGGGGCCATCCGGTACAGCTGGAGCTCAGGGCCCGGCTGGTCCGCAGGGTGCGGTTGGTGCACAGGGTCCAAAAGGAGAGGCAGGCGTTCAAGGCCCTGCTGGTGCTGATGGAAAAGCTGCAACAATCAAGATTGGTACCGTGACCACCGGAGATCCTGGAACAGCCGCACAGGTGACCAACAGCGGAACCTCCAGCGACGCTGTATTCGATTTTACCATACCAAGAGGGCGGGACGGAAGCAGCGGGGGCTCCGCCGCCTCTACCGATGCCGTACCCTTTACCCTGACTTCCACAGGTTGGGCAGGCGAAAGCGCGCCTTATACACAAACAGCGACGGTTGCTGGTATTACAAAGGACAATTCGGCGGTAACAGGCCCTGCAACGCCAACGGATGCAACTAATGCCGCCAATTCCGGGGTAAAGTGGAGTGCACAAGGAGACAACTCGCTAACCTACACAGCCCAGAGTAAACCGGATATTGATCTAAACTATAATGCCCTAATCTTTCCTACAATGGCATGGGAGGCGTAAAAGTGGCTGTATTCGATGTAACTCCCAATATCGGCGGAAACAAACTTGTGCCTGGAAACGGAGTCTCCATCACCAATGAGGCTGTATCCATCAGGGCCATAAATAGCTGTGACAATGCTACGAGCATCAGCAAAAATGGGATTTACACATACATACCGTTTGAGGGTAAAACGTTCCCATTGATCGAAGTAACCGTGCGAGCGGAAAATTTATTCGGAATATCTGTCACAGCCACACAGGGAGAAACTGTAGTTTCTGGTACGACAAATGCTGACGGGATTGCAACCCTAGAAGTAAGCGCATTTGGGCCTTGGGCCGTACAAGCGACCTATGGGGACATCACGAATGTAGAAACGATTTATGTTACACACGCGGACATGTATTCTGTCGGCTTATCTTTATTTCCGGCTACTATTTTTGGCGTTGTGTGGGACATGTCCAATTCTAGCCCGGAAATGAAACGCCTTACTTCGGAAAATGATCCAAATGGGTACGTGAATAATACGGTATCATCAGAACCATCCCCGGCGGTAGGAACAGGAGGCGGAAGTTCCCCATTTGATAACTATCTTCCATGGATGGGAATGAAAGAAGTCAACATTGTAGATAGAGATATTATTGACCAGGATAACCCATTATTTACTCGGACCGCCAATGATACCATGGTTTATATTCCACCTTTCTATTACAAAATCATTTCTTCAGAAGATATGATTTACTTCTATATTGCCGACAATAAAATTTCAGGATTTGAACTTCATCCGGGTAGTAACACGTATGTGGCTCGATACCGAGTCAAAATTGAAAACGGAGTATTTACGTCTAAATCGGGTGGAACACCAAGTTACGGGAGCTCCTTTAATGCCGATTACGCTCGTTCGTATGCCACCAAAAAAGGTAGTGGTTGGCAAATATTTGATTACTCTACTTGGTGTGCCATATTTCTCTTATATGCTGTTGAATTTGCAGATTGGAGAAGTCAGGCTTTGATAGGACCCGGACAAGTAAATGCTTCTGCTGGTGCGCCGAATGGAGCTACCGATGATATGATATACCACACAGGCAAAAAAACAGCGTCCACTTCAAGCAGCCCAATGCAGTATCGCGGAATAGAGGAACTGTGGGGGAGTTATCGCCAGTTGACAGATGGGGTCAACAAACTGAATGGCAATATGTATATCTGCCTTGACCCTACTAAATATGGTGGCTCGATTCCAACCGACTACATTGACCTTGGGCCTTTTAGTTCCAATTCCGGCTACATTACCCGACTAAACGTGATAGATACCTACAATTGGTGCATTTTACCTGATCAGTCTGGAGGCAGTTCTAGTACTTATATCCCGGATCGTGCAAATATTCGCAATGCTTCTGAGTCAATCTACATGTCTGTCACTGGTGGAGACTGGAACGATGATACAGATGCTGGAATAGGATATTTTTTAACAAACGATAGTCCAACCGTTGGGACAAGCTGTAGGATTGAGTATCGGGCTCCAAAAGGCGCATGAGTAGGAGGTAAAAACAATGCCTATCTTTGATTATACACAAAATTCTACGGGAATTACTTCCTATACTGCTGGAGATGGTATATCCATTCAAGGAAATTCGATATCTGCAAAGGTGTCTGTTGAAGAGGATAATGCAACCCAAATTTACAACGGGGCGATTTACACCCCAGTAGTGAAACCTACCGCTATGAAGCCACAACTTATCATATATACAGCCCCATCTTCTCCAAACATCGATGTAGTCATTCAGAAAGCTGAAACAAAACTGACGTTACAGACAAACGAAAATGGAGCGGTCACCGTAGATATTCCCTTATTTGGAACTTGGGATATATCAGCCACACTTGATGGAGAAAAGGTAACCGACCAAGTGGCTATCTCTACAGTACGGCAATATATTGTCACACTTTCCAGCGGAGCTGTGTGTGGTGTGTCTTGGGATATGGCAAACCCATCAACTAAACTGACCCGCTTGACTATCAATAATGATCCATACAGCTATGTTACAACTAATGTGACTGAAGACCCCTCTCCCGCAATTGGGATAATAGGCGGAACTTCCCCATTTGACCGGATTGCGCCTTGGTCAGAAATTTATGAATGTAACCTTGATGGAAATGGAACAGAAATTTACAAACGGGGAGAGCCTGGATTTTCCCGCACAGAACATGAAACGTTGGTATGGATTCCTAAATTTTATTACCGCGTATCGGACGCCGGAAGTATCCGATTTTTCTATATATCTTCAATGCCACTTGAAGGGTTTGAGAGGCACCCTGGCAGCGGGACGTACATCGGAAGGTATAATACAACTCCAGGATATAAGTCCATTTCAGGTATACAACCTTTACGTGGTGCAACAAGGCCAACCATCCGCACAAACTCTCGGGCAAAAGGTACGGGCTGGGATGGATATGATTATATGACATGGTGCGCTGCATGGTTACTTTACTTAGTTGAATTTGCAGACTGGGATAGTCAGAATACCATTGGCCTAGGCTATACTTCTGGACGCTCTGCTCCATTGAACAATGGCGGAACGGACAACATGATTTACCACACAGGGCGTGCGTCTGGAACAGATGGAGATACGGCCATACAATATAGATGGATTGAAAATCTATGGGGGAATCTATACCAAGTAATAGATGGTATAAATGTCTACGAAGGTACTTTCCTTATTTGTACAAATCCAGAAAATTATGCAGATGATACTGGAATCAACTATGTAAGTACAAGTATGCCAGGAGTTTCAATAAGCGGGTATATAAGTAAAACCGGGTTATTTGAAGGGGCCACATGGGCATTCATCCCAAACGAAGCAGGAGGCAGTCAAAGTTCATATATACCAGATCGGGTGATTATCTCTAGTGGTCAGTCATGGCGCATTGCAGTAGTCGGAAATCACTATAACAATAACTATAGCACCGGATTATTTGATATTTATTGCGGATACAACTCTGCTTCAGAAGCAGATTCGAATGGTGCCCGCCTTATTTTCCGTCGTCAGGAGGTGCAAGCATGAGAGTACACGGTGACGTTAATCCACCTGCTTTTACTGTAGAAAAGCAGCCAAAACATTCTGGCTATTACCTTGTACGGTTTTACAAAAACGCTGTTCCATATAAAAGCAGTGACTATGAGGGCTGGGAGTATGAGGAGTACCACTTAGAGATGCGGGAGCGGCCTGACCTTCAAACTTATGTCCAAAATCACTACAACGAGCTATTCCAGGAGGCAAAGGGTGGACCGAGCGAAGTGGAACAACTGAGGGCCGACATGGACTATATTCTGTTGATGGGAGGGCTTTAAGATGGACGTAGAAACCATGCGCTACTATGTATCCACTGGCCTGTGGTCGGCTGATAGGGTAGAAAAACTGTATCAGGCCAAGAAAATCACCAAGGAACATTACGACGAGCTGAAGGCCCTTTTGACACTCCCCACGGATAAATCCGGGGGATTCTCGGTTCGCTGACCGCAGCCTGCACCGTGCGAGGTCTTACAAGGTCTCTCCGAGCGTAACTTCCCGTGTGTCCCACGGTAGATATGTAGCCTACGCCAACAGGCGCAAGCCCTCATTCAAGATGTTCTTTGCGGCGTTGATGTCCCGGTCATGGTGCTGACCGCAGACGGGGCAATTCCACTCCCGGACAGACAAGTCCTTTGTGCCGGGCCATTGAGCACCACAGACAGAACAGAGTTGTGAAGAAGGATAGAACTTATTCACACGGACAACCACTTTCCCGTACCACTGTGCCTTGTACTCCAACTGCCGCCGGAACTCTCCCCAGCTTGCGTCGGAGATAGAACGGGCCAGCTTGTGGTTCTTGACCATGTTCTTCGGGGCCAAGTCCTCAATGCTGATTAGGTCGTAGTCCCGGACAAGGCTGGTGGACAGTTTATGTAGCATATCTCCCCGTTGATTGGAGATGTGTTCCTGCAACCTGGCAACCTTCACCCGAGCTTTCTCCCTGCGCTTGCTCCCCTTTGACTTTCGGGAGAGCTGGCGCTGGAGGCGGGCGAGTTTGCGGTCACTTTTGGTCAGGAACTTGTGGTTCGGGTATTCCGTTCCATCGGAGGTGACGGCAAATGATTTAAGGCCCATATCGAGGCCAATTACCGCCCCGGTGCTGGGAAGCGGGTCTATCTCCACATCGGTACAGCACAGGGCGACAAAATACTTGCCGCTGGGATTCTGACTGATGGTAGCAGAGAGTATACGCCCCTCGATTTCCTTTGAGACATGGCATTTTACCAGGCCGAGTTTAGGGAGGCGGACGTGCTTATCAAAAACCACAATGTTGCTGTTGGTCTTGTAGCTTTTGTGCCTATCCCGCTTACTCTTAAACTTTGGAAAACCTACCTTGCCTCCACCTTTTACTGAGCGGAAGAAGTTCTTGTAGGCAGTATCCAAGTCTTTCAGCGAGTTTTGCAGGGCGCACTTGTCTGGCTCACGTAACCAATCTATCTCCTGTTTTAGAACAGTGAGTGCCTTGTCCTGCTGAAACCGTGTAGGTGCTTTACCTGTTGCCTTGTATTCGGCAATACGTTGGGCGAGAAAATGGTTGTAGACGAACCTAGAACAACCGAAAGTTTTCTGAATAAGCGTTTGCTGTTCAGTGTTCGGATAGATTCTGAATTTGTACGAATATTCCATTTTCTCACCTCATTTCTATTAAAATTATACCACAGAACAGGTGATTTTACAATGACAGCTTCACACAACGCCGCTTACCCCATAGCTAAAGCTAGGGGCTTGCGCGGCGAGTTTTCGGTCACGAAGGGGTGATACCATGCCGTTTATGCAACGCCGACCTGTCATCCAACGGGACTCTAACACCCCGAGCGGCACTGGCCTCCAGCACCAATACATGGCGGACCCCGCAAAACAGCACCTCCGAAGTATGGCGCAGTATGCCACGGACTTCTTTGAAGCACAAGTGCAGGGGCTTGAGGACGATGATGCGTGGAAAGCTGGGTGGTATAAGATACGAACCGCTGCCCACTTTTCTTCCCTCAATACCAGTAATATGTCCCACGACGATGATTGGCGGGTGGTGTACTTTGAGCGGCCAGATATCGATTACATAAGGCCCGGCACCAAGTTCTGGTTCTGGAACAACTGTTGGTTGGCGGACAACCCCGCCAATATAGCAAGCGTGTCCGGGAACGCTTTGGTGAAACGGTGCAACGCCGTGTGGAATAGTCTGGACTACTTTGGCAACATCGTATCTGAACCGATGGTCATCACCCGGCCAAACACCATGGCGAACGCCAACACAGATACGGAAACTATGAAGTTGGCAGACAGCTATATGGACTGCATCATGCAGGCCAACCCATGGACGATTCAGAATCTTAAAAACAACACCCGCATGATTCTTGGAACAAGCGGCTTTGCCGTGCGGGGCCTGTCTGACTACATACGGGAGTTCACCGACCAGCAGGACAGTGTGCGGGTGCTCCGCTTCTCCCTGTACTACCAAGAACCGACGGAACGGGACGATATGAAGCATCAGGTGGCGGATGGGCTGGCGTTCTCATGGATAGTCAATGTCACCGGCCCCCGGTCGATTCAGGCCGGTGAACACGTTTCTCTTGTGCCATCCTCTATCCGAAACGGCGAGGCGGTGGCGGACACCATCGCTGTGACTTATCTGTGGTCTTCCCACTCCCCGGAGATTGCCACGGTGGACGAGAATGGCGTGGTAACAGGCATGGTAAACGGTCAGGTAATCATTCGATGCACTTTGAAGGAGAACCCTAGCATCTTCACAGACACCGTTTTAGAGGTACAAGATGCTCCAACAGGGCTTCACTGGGCTACTGACGTACCGAGGAATATCCCAGCATACCAGAGCCGCAAACTAGCCGTAGCTGGGGAACAGGGCCCTGTGGAGTGGTCTTTCTCCGGGCCTGATCAGAACTGCTACACCGCGCAAATAGTCGGAGCGCAGTCTGCCATCTCTTGCTACTACCCCTCCCCTGTTCCTCTAACAGTGAGCATCACAGATGGGACTGCGACTCTGACAGCAGAAATCAAACTGACCGGAAGTTGAAAATTCAGTTGAATAAGAGGTGACAATCATGCTGAACAAGCCAAGATGTCAAAAGGCGACCAACCAGACAGGAAAGCAGGCCCTATACTGTGAGGGAAGGTTCCTGTGCGCCCACCAGTACAACTGCCCACAGACCCGGCAGTACGAGAATACTCCGGGCTTTCAGGAGTGCAAGCGGCTCCAACCGCAGAACCGATCCCCTTCTGTCGGATACCACCAAAACGTCATCCCTCGGGTAAAGAACCTGAAGTCGGTGGAGCAGGCCCCGGATGCAACAACTGTCCTTCCCAGCGGGATGTATGTACGGAACGTCATCCCGAATGCCGAGGGCAAGGCCGAGGAAACTATTTCTGGTAAAGAAGAAGCGACACACATAACTAAACAAAAGAAGGAGACGCAGAATGGAAAACAAGTTCGCAAGTCTCGAAGCAGAAAGCGTAAAGAAGGCTGACACCTACCTGAGCATCGCCAAAAAGACCGCCATCGTCAAACTGTTGGCCCCCGGCTGCATTGAGCTGGTGGATGTGCTACCGAAAAGTGAAAACGCAAACGTTCAACCAATACCGCCCCGCTGGCAGGAGAACATTTTGGGGAAGCGGCTGATTATGTCTTATGTGCTGGCAGGTATCTATCTTCACCTGATCGACGTGAACGGACTTTACAACAGTGAGACCCCGAAGTTCGAGTTCACCGCCCGGCAGTATGACATCTTTTCCAAAACCTACGGACAACTGGAAGGGATGAAGCGGGATGACGATCCGGAGGTGCGAGCCCACGCCGCCGCCATCCTGTCTGACTACCGGGACTTTGAAAAACTCCTGAATGCGGAAATCTATAATCTGCTCCAAGCCAAAAATGATCTGCTTTCCCGAGTTGTAATGCTGTTTACTGCACAGAGTACCCCGGAAAGCATTCAAAATGCGTTGGATGCCCTGCACGAAGTGCAGACAGAGGCCGAGGCACAAGCCCGCAAGAGTAAGGAATGGCTGGAACATGTGCGGGCAGAAAAGGAGGAGTAGGCATGTGGCCTTCACCTACCTATCCATATCAACGAGATCAGCAATATATAAAGTTCATCGGTGCAGAGAACATCCCCCGCCAAGTTTGCACTTATTTGATGGACATGCCACTGCCGAACTACAATCCCCCCACTGAGAACATCTATCCAAGGGTACGGCTGATGAAGTACCTCTTCTATGATGGGATTTCCCCGCTGGACGAGCCGTGTCCGACGACGGAACAGAAGTTGTCCGTTCTATTTGACCCGGAACATCCAACTGCCCCAGTCTCCCCAGAGAAGGGTTACCGTATCTTCCCGCAGGCATATGTGGCTCAGGCACAGAACATCGGGGACACCTCATTACGATGCTATATGGGCCAGACAGTGGCAAAAGGGTCGTACCGTGCCGAACTGTCTGTGATCTTCGAACTGACTACCAATGTCAACTATGAATCTGCATCCGGCTACGCCATATCCCGCACCTATGCCATGGAGTGCGCTCTGATTGAGGCGTTAAACGGCGTGAATATGAACGGTGTTGGCACATTCTACTTTGACCGCACACAACACCCGTCCTGCGGCTCATGGAACATCGACGACAGGGGAACCAACCTGGGACGGAGGGTGATTCTCGGCCTGACATGGCAGGACTGAATTAAAAAGACCTACGCTCAATTGTGAGCGCAGAAGGGCCATTAGGGGCCACACAGGAGAGCATATTTCTTCTGTGTGGCCCCCTGCTTTTGTTTACCAGGAGGCATCAATCATGCCACTCACTCAGGAACAGCAGGAAGCCGTCCGTATGGGCACACCAATCGAATGGAACGGCCTGACCCTGTTTCCAATATTGATGAAAGACTATAACAGGTTTATCATCGCCCAAATGGGCCTTACGGCTCAACAGCAGACACTACCAAGTAAATACGTGGTTATGCGCTATCTGGAAGCCCTGTATGCGCTTGACTACGACGTGCGAACCAATGGAGGCCCACAGGGCGGTTTTTTCTCCCGTATCCTACTCTTTTTGATGCTTTCTTTGCGGCTGGAAGTGAGAAAAGGGCTGGATGGAGAAGAATACATTCCCATAGGCATCCAGACGGAGAAGGACAACCCACGGAAGTTGACCGCCCTGGAAGTGACGCAGGGTGAAGTGAGCGTTGAGATCACCCCGCAGAACTTCGTTCAGCTCCGGGAAATCCTGGCCGCACAAAACGAAGTGGAACTTCCAGACGAAACCCTGAACGCCGAACTGGTGCAGGCGGAACGGGACTTGGCTGCGAAAAGTTCTCTCAACCTCGTACCAGATAGCGAGGCTCTGATCTACTCCGTCTCTGTCAAAACGCAGATCCCCGTCGAAGATATATTCCAATGGACGGTAAGGCGATTCGTTCTGACAGAGCGGGCCATTGACCGAATCACCGGACACCTTGTAGCCGCACTTTCGGAGGCAGCGGGAGCCAAATATAAGAACGGTAACCCGTGGCCCTCCTGGAAGTACGACCGTGACAAACATTCAAGCGCACTCGTCTCCCTTGCGGAACTCACACAGAGGCTATCCGGTTCTGTGGAAGCGAGATAGCCAATCCACCTGAAAGAAAGGAGCAAACGTCTCTATGATTACTGCTACTCTGAATGGCCGTCCCCTGTACGCCAAGGGCACCATGGATGTAAAGATGTTCGACCCTGCTACCAATGACTTGGTATATTACTCCAACAAAATGTCCACTTCGCAGTTGGCGTCCACCATCAACCTAGGCCCCATCAACGCAGGTATTGGCAACCCCATCGTCATCCAGATTCCAGACACTCCCTCTCTGACCATGAACCTGACCGCCGCCGACTTCTCCCTTGAGGGCCGCGCCCTGTCCGTTGGCGGGAACGTGGTCTATAACGGCGTGGTACCCGTGGATGAGGCGGTGGAGGCCAACGGAACCACCCTGACCGTGATGCAGACACCAGTTGCCCCCCTTGGCGGCTGCAACGTAGTTGGCTACATCAACAACGGTGGCACCGCCTATCCCATCGACCCTGATACTAAGCAAATCCAGGGATTCACCGCCGTGGCGGGCACCACCTACTGTGTCCACTACTACACCACTAATCCCTCTGCCAAGCAGCTCTCCATTGAGACTCTGATGAATCCTGCCGTGGTGCGCGGCTTCATCACCATCCCTGTCTACTCTACTGAGGGCAGCGCCTCCAACGCCAATACCGGCTCCCGTGTGGGCTCCCTCTACATCACGATCCCCCGTGGTCAGCTCTCCGGCGACGCTTCCACCGAGGGCTCCCAGACCACCGCCGCCACCACCGTCATGAACTTGACCGCTCTGTCCTACGACGAGGCGTGTGAGCAGGGCATCCAGTGCGGCGGCTCCTCCTCTCCCAAACTGGCCTACATGGTACTGGAGCTGTTCGGCAACCCCGACCAGAACGTGGAGAGCTTGGCTATCGTGGGCGGCAACGATATCACTGTCACCGCCGGTTCTCCCTACACTATCCCTGTAAAGTATGAGATGGACAACGGCGAGATTGTGACCCCCGACCTGACCAACTTTATCTACACTCCAGAGGACGGCGGGCTGTATTTCAACGTCTCCCCCAATGGCGTTATCACTGGCACTGCCAATGGCACCGGCAATCTGGTCATCACCTCCAAGTATAACTCTGAGCTGACTACCGCCGCCACTGTGACCGTGGAGGGTGGGGCCAGTACGCCAACTTCCAATGTCACCTTTCAGCTCACCACGCCTTCCTCCGGCAGTGATAACAAACTGAGTGGCGGAGGCGGTACCTACACAGTGGATGTAGATGTGGTGAACGGAACCTCCTCTGTGGTCGTGACCGGCACAAAAACCGCTACTCAGAGCGTGGTCATCACCGGAGCCAACGCCTCTCTAGTAACCGCGGCTGGTAATGACACCATCCCCACCTACACCATTGATACCTCCTCCGTCGCCTCTGACGGCGGCACCCTAAACTTTACCCTTGGTGTGACCGAGGCAGGCAAATCGCCCATCTCCTACGCCTTTGATGTGACCGTTGCCGCCCCGCCTGATGACACAGCGGACATGACCTTTGACCTGACCACACCCAGCAAGAACGAATCCAACACCATCAGCGGCGGCGGCTCCAACAGAACCGTCACTGTCAACGTACAGAATGGCACCGGGAGCGTGGTGCTCACCGGCACAAAAACATCCGCCCAGGAAGTAAAGGTCGGCGGCACAAACGCCAGTGATGTCAGTCCGGCCGGGAGCGCAACCGCCCCTACCTATACCGTCAACACAAGCAGCGTTTCCGCCGCGGGTGGCTCAAAGTCCTTCACGCTGACGGTAAGCGAGGATGCCCATAGTACCATCGTCTACAATGTGACGGTCACTGTGGCCTCACCTCCTCCGGCGACCGCAGATGTGACGTTTGCGCTGACAACTCCGGGCAGCGGGGGCGGGAACAGCCTCAGCGGGGGCGGAGCGAGCAAGACCGTGACGGTCAACGTCGTGAACACCACGAATAGCGTGGTCATTACGGCAACCAAGACATCCGGACAGACGCTTTCCAAGGGCGGCACCGACCAGGCGAATGTGACGATTGGGGATAATTCTACGAAGCCCACCATCACAGTGGACACCACGAGCGTCGCCACAGATGGCGGAAGCAAGAGCTTCACCATTGCCGTCAATGAGGGGAGCCACGCCTCGATCACCTACAACATCACGGTAACTGTGGCCGGTGGCGGCTGATATCCAGCACAGCTAAACCGACAGCCCTCCCCTAGGGCAACTGAGGCGGGGGCCGAAACTGAATAGAGTTGGGCTATTAAATGTCCGAGAGGGCGCGCTTTTACCAATCATGGCAGAAGTGCGCCCTCTTACTTTAAGGAGGAAAATTGATTGAGTTTACTGGAACGATACCAGACTATGTCTGCAAAATTAGATGCTGCTATTGACAGCGCACTTGAACATGAAGTGGCCGAGGTTGTCAAGGACATTATTTTGGAACAGGCAGTGAGCGCAGTTTATAGCTATCCCGCAACCGCACCAGCCATGTCCAGCAGACGCAAATCTGACGGGGGTCTTGGAGACCGAGGGAATCTAAGTGCGCGCGTCGAAGCAGGGCATGTTCTGATTGTGGAAGATGTTGCCCCCCTTCAAGGAACGGATTATGGCATAGCCCTTTCTGATGTAGTGGAACATGGCCTGGGGAATTACCGCCAACCGGGTCCACGACCTTTTTTAAATCGCTCTGAAACTGAGGCGGTTAGTTCTGGCCGGGCCGCCGCCGCACTCCTTTCTGGCCTTGCAAGGCAAGGCGTTACCAGCAGCGGCTTCGGAGTGCAGAAAAAGTGAGGCGGCCCATGCATTTCAGTACTGATGCGCCTCATACTACAGATTCATAAATAGTCGGATTTCTGGACAGGAGGGGGCGGCATGTTCAGGTATTTCTCCAGACCAATTGCTTTTTTTAAGAGGGGCACAATACCGTCTAGATTCGATTGGTTAAGCCCTTTATACCGACACTCGATCTTCGAGAGGGAGCCCGACTTAGTGCGATAGTTAATCTCGAAGTATTTTCGATACATAATAGTTCCCTCTTTTGCCGCCATTGCACCAACAATAGCACCCGTATCGCCGCCAATGGCACCACCGATCGCAGCCCCGGTTAGTACACTCCCTTTTACGTATTCTTCTCGTGTCACAACCCCATAAGAGACGATTTTGGAAAACGGGAGGAAGCGCTCTATTTCTTTCTCTTGAAAAATCAATTGCACCCTTTTTTGATCTAAAAGAAGATTGATACATTCGCCTGATATTCCAGGAACTCCCTGCAATCCAAACAGAAGTGTCTGCGGCAAAGATTCCCGGTATAGCCTTTCTGCATTTACACTGTCCAGCAATAGACCGGCATTTTTGAAAGAGTTTCGGACACATATGCATCCAAGCACTACAATAACAATTCCGATTAAAGAAATAGCAACGCCTAGCGATACCTCAATGTGCATAGCAAACAGAATACCCAGAATCACGACTCCCACTCCAAGGAAAGTCCCACCCACATTCTGCTTCCAATACTTGAGCTTGGTGCGCATACCCTCTCCACAGGCTTGACACCGTTCAATCGTGCGGCTTTGAATATGCCCGCAATGGGGACAGCAGATTTCCCCGTCTTTCATATTTTTTACAGGATTTTGTGTGCCAATTAAATTGTTCAGTGGTGTTCCGCAGTTGATACACTCTACATTTTCCTCAGACTGTCTTTGCCCGCAGGATGGGCAGTTGATAAGCCCCATTTTCTCTCCCTTCCTTCCCCCGAACAAATTACATTTTTTGTTGACACTCCTCATACCTAAAGGCAGGGGATTCTCGGCTCAACGACCGTTGCCTGCAAGCAGGTCTTACATGGTCTCCCCGAGCGTTGGGTTCGGGCGTGTCCCGCCCTACCGTGCGGAGGTCACGCCAACAGGCGCATACCCTCGTTTAAGATATTTTGTGCCGCATTAACGTCTCTCAAATGGTGTGCCCCGCATTCTGGGCAAGTCCACTCCCGCACAGAGAGGTCTTTCGTCCCCGGCCACTGAGCGCCACAGGCGGAGCAGAGCTGAGAGGACGGATAGAACTTGTCCACCCGGACAACCGCTTTCCCGTACCACGCCGCTTTGTACTCCAACTGCCGCCGGAACTCACCCCAGCTTGCATCCGAAATAGACCGGGCCAGTTTGTGGTTGCGCACCATGTTCCCTGGGGCCAAGTCCTCAATGGCGATCAAGTCATAGTCCCGGACAAGGGAAGTGGACAGTTTGTGCAGAGTGTCGTTGCGCTGGTTGGCAATCTTCTCGTGGAGCCGAGCCACCTTGACCCGTGCTTTTTCCCAGCGGTTGCTCCCCTTTGTTTTTCGGGAGAGCTGCCGCTGGAGACGGGCGAGTTTGCGGATGCTTTTGGACAGAAACTTGTGGTTCGGATATTCCATCCCGTCAGAGGTGATAGCAAATGACTTCAAACCCATGTCGAGGCCGACCACCGCCCCGGTAGAGGGCAAAGGCTCAATCTCAACGTCGGCGCAACACAGGGCCACAAAGTATTTCCCAGACGGGTTCTGGCTGACAGTGGCGGAGAGTATGCGGCCCTTGACCTCTTTTGAGATACGGCACTTCACAAGGCCAAGTTTGGGTAGGCGGATGTGCTTACCATCAACATAAATAGTCGGCTTCCCATTGGTAACATGCTGTTTAGTCTTGTAGGACTTCCGCCTATCCCGCTTACTTTTGAAGCGTGGGAAGCCGGGCTTTTCGCCCTTCTTCACGCGGCGGAAGAAGCCTTGATAGGCAAAATCTAAATCGCGCAAAGATTCCTGCAAGGGTATGCTGTCAACCTCTTTCAGCCAAATCAACTCTTTCTTCAATTGAGTGAGCATAGCGGAGGATTTGACGTAGTTGATGGTTTCGCCGCTTGCCTTATAGGTTTCCTTGCGGAGGTTGAGAAAGTGGTTATAAACGAACCGGGCGCAACCAAACGTCCGAGCAATCATAGCACATTGTTCACTGTTTGGATATAGACGGAACTTATACGAATACTCCATTTTCTCACCCCGTTTCTAAGTAAAATTATACCATAAAACGTCTGAAAATTCAACAGAAAGGAGGCCGGGCGGCTTCCTCCCCATAAATAAATTTAGGAGTATCCGCCGCCCGAGTTTTGATGAGACTATTATACTACTTTCCTATTTTTACAGCAACCAAAAAATCATAGGAGGATTTTAAAATGCCTGATGAAGTTGTTACTTTAAAAGTGACCCTTGACGCAGCCAAAGATATTGAATCCCGGCTGAAGACAATGGATTCCTTAATGGATAGCCTGCGCAAAAACAGTAATGTCAAGCTGACCATAGATACCAGTTCATTCGATAAGCTCAATAGTGAAGTCCAAAAATATATTGCCTCCGTTACGGAGCAGGTAAACCAACAGCTCCGTCTTGCCTCCGCTACCCAAGAAGCTCTATTGGCTGAAAGGCAGTTGGCAATAGAAAGCGAGAAGACCAAGCAGGCTGTCGAAAAAACGGCACAGGCCCAGATAAACGCGCAATCAAAGGCGATAACCTCTTCCGAAAAAACTGCCCAAGTACAAATACAGTCACAAGCCAAAATCCAGGCAGAGATTGAGAAAACAAACCGTGCACAACTTAATACTGTTTCTGCACTAAATAAAACATCCTCCGCTGCCAAAGAGGCAGGTTCCGAATTTGGAAACATGTTTAAAAACATGCTCCTTTCGCATGTTATAAACACTTTGATATCTACCCCAATTACACTATTACAGTCTGCACTCGACGAGTTAAAGGCTGTTGATACCGAGTTGGTCAACATTCAAAAGGTTATGGGCGCCACTGCTGGCGAGATGGAAAACCTCTCTGAAAAGGCATATGAAGTAGGGTCTTCCCTTGGTATCGCCGCTTCGGACTACTTGGCTTCTGTTACTAAATGGGCACAGGCTGGCTATGGTTCTCTATCTGATGAACTGGGCGAACTTTCGGTAAAAACGCAGAAAGTGGGCGATGTGCAGGAGGCTACCGCCAACCAATTTCTTCTGTCGATTGATGCTGCCTATAAATACAAGGGAAATATCTCTGAACTGACAAAAGTTCTGGATGGAGCCAACGAGATCTCCAACAACTACGCCACCAGCGTTGAAAAACTAGCCGGTGGTATGGGCATTGTCTCCTCTCTGGCCGCACAGGCCGGTATGGAGGTTCAAGAAACGATGGCGGCCATCGGCACGATCACTGCCGTCACTCAAGAGTCTGGCAACAGCGCCGCCCGCGCCCTCCGTGCCCTGATTTTGAACATCCAGGGGTCTACCGAGATTGCTATTGATGAAGCGAGTGGTGAACGCTGGACAGAGGATGAGATTAAGGCCACTGCCGCCGCTCTGGGCGATCTGAACGTTGCAACCCGCGAGTACAAGGACGGTGTAGAGCAGCTACGGAACCCCATGGATGTCATTGGGGAACTCTCCGACAAGTACCGAAAGGGACTTATCAGCGAAGTCCAGCTCCAGGAAGTCGTATCCTCTCTGGGCGGAAAGGTACGGTCTAACCAACTGCAAGCTCTTATCTCCAATTATGACATGTACGAAGAGATGCTAGATACCTACGCTGACAGTGTAGGCAGCGCTGACCGGGAGTTGGACATCTACCTGAATAGCTGGGAGGCAAAGACAAACCGGCTGAAGAATCAGTGGGTAGAACTCGTGGCCTCCTTCCAGGCCAATGATGCAATCAAGGGAATATTGGATATCGCAAATGCGCTTATGGAGGTTGCTAATACCCCTGTTGGCAATATTCTGGTAGTAGCAGCAGCAATAGCAACTCTCAATGCCTCCTTTGCTGGATTCGCCGCTACAACAGGCGGTGCTGCATTTCTTGGAAAGTTCAAAGGATTCCTCACTGTGTTTGACGACGTAGGCAATGCCACCACAAAAGTCGGGAAACTCACCGCAGGTTTTAAGGGACTTTGGAGTGCTATTACTACTGCCCTAGGGCCAATTGGAATTGCTTTGACGGTTTTGTATACTCTTGTCACTGTCATTGACGCATTGACGGTCAGCGCCGAAGAGCAAAAGGAGAAGGTCGATGCTCTCTCTGCTGAATATCAAGATGCTACAACAACTCTGGAGTCACTGGAGAACCAATACAAGGATAATACCGACCGACTTAATGAACTCAACAGTCTAAAATCTAGCGGCGATTTTACTGTGAACGATCAGGAGGAACTTGACCTTCTTAACGAACAGAACTTTTCGTTAGAACGCCAGATCATACTTCAAGAGAAATTGGCGGAGGCCAAGAAAAGGCAGCTTGCAGAAGAGGCAAACACCGCTTTACGCAAAGGTTTTTCTGAGACCTCTGATGTAAATTTTCTGACTGGATTCTTCTCGTCTGCTTATGACCAGCTTTTCGGCGGAAACAGTCAAGCCTTAAATGACTTTTTCCGCCAGTTCAGTATGAATATAGCCGGTGCCTTGGACGGCTTTGAAGGTCAGGCAAATTATATTTCTGGCCGTCTGGATGATCTCAATAAACAGAAGGAAGAGTTCCTTTCTGAGCACGGAAGCAATCAGAGTACCTGGAGTGAGGAGGAACTAAAGCAGTTCGATAAACTGGAGAACCGGATTGCTAACGCCGATGAAATGGCAATCAGCTTCTACAACGAAATGCAAGGCTATATCGGCAACCTGACGAATGAGGAAGATATTGCTTACTGGCAAGAAATTGCCGATTCTTTGTTTGCCGCAATCGCCCCAGCCATGTCGCTCCGTTCCCAGATTGAGTCTTTAACCTCTGCAATGGACTCTGCCACACATACCGAGTTCAATGATATGCTTACCCAAATGCGGGAGGACGGCGAAGTAACTGAAAGCGAAATCCAGACCCTTATCGACAAATTTCCAGTGCTTAATGCACTCTTAGAGAGCGGTGAGTACACACTCAAAGATCTGGCGCAGTATTTCTCCGGTGCTGGCGGAGAGGCAATTTTGTTTGGCGACAATGTAGAAGATGCATCAAATGAAATAGAGCAGATGGAGGCAGCCGCCGATGCCCTTTCGGACACCCTAAACGAACTTGAATCCGCTCTGAGCACCTTGGACAGCGCCCAGGACGAGCTTTCGGAGAACGGGAAGCTATCCATTGGAACAGTTGATTCCCTGATTCAACAGTTTCCGGAGCTGACTGGCCTTCTCTATGAGTATCTGGCCGGTTTGGTGTCTGAGCAGGAACTCCAAGAGGCCCTTTCTGCTCAGTACAACAATACAACCAATGAGTACAAAAAGAACATCATTGAAAAGATGATGTCCAACAAAGAATTTTACAAGAATACAATTCTCACAAATACAAACATTGTTTCCAAACTAGCCGAGCTGGGCATAACCGACCTTGAAAACTACCAAACTCTGGAGGAGCTTAAGGAAGAAGTAAACCGCCGTATTCAGGAGCAGATGACCAAAAACGCAGATAAAGGAAAGGATGACCGCGAAAAGATCTACGGTCAAGAAGTAGAGGCTTTCACAGTGGCCCAAGCATCCATGCTTACTGCTCAAGCCCTATCCCTGGATAAAATGAAATCTAAGAGTTTGACCGACCTCCTTAACGAAAAAAATGGAATAGGTCAAGGCGAATATTTCGAATTTGGGCAACAGAAACCAAGCACAAATTCCAACGGCGTAGTATCGGACTATTGGGACGACGTTATGGACATCCTATCGTCCGCAATCGAAATTCCCTCCCTTTCCTTTGATTCTTCCTCCGGAGGTGGATCGTCAGGAAAAGGTACATCCTCTAAATCTTGGTATGAGGAGGAAATCGACCGTCTAAAAGATTTAGTTTCCCGTACTGAGGACACCAATACTTTGCTTGAAAAGGAAGAAAAGAACTCCTACCAGAAGCGTATTGTTAATATCCAGGCTGCTCAAGCTGAAATTCATAAAACGGCGAATCAGTTCCGCGCTAAGGGCCTATCTGATACCTCCGACGAAATCAAGCAGCTTAAGTTGATGTATCATGATCTCGCAGATGAGGTAGTTTCTATCTATCAGGAAATGCACGATGATCTGATGGAGAATAACAATGACCGCGAGTGGGAGCTTAACCTTTTCAGGAAGAATCGGGAGCGGGCCGACCGGAGTGTTGAGGAGATTGTCGCTGACAATGAGAAAATTGTTGCAGAGTACAAAGCCATGCAGCAGGAGGTGGCCGACCTTGCCGCCTACTACCGCTCCATGGGTTATGACGAGACGGACGACCTAATCCAAGACCTCTCCGACGCATGGTGGGACTACCAGGAGCAGCTCGAATCGGTCTATGATTCCCTGACCAAAGCCTTTGAAGATTACATCTCAGAATCCGACCGACAGATTCGTACCCTGGAGCGCACCACTGGCACATCGGGCCAGCAGATAGAGATTTATACCCAGAGGATAAACGAGGCCAAGAAAGCCCTGCAGGCTCTCCAGTCGACGAATATCAACGGCATCAACAATGAGCGGATTGGGAGTATTCAAGACCAAATCTACTCCGACGAGGACGCTATCTCCAATATCCAGGATGAACTCTGGTCTGAATTGGAGGCTGCCGTCAATAAAGAGTTCGACAAACTCCAGGATGAAATTGACGATGCCCAGGACATGTTGGACAAGTTCAATGAGGCCGTAGAAAAACTTGATGAAGAACTCCAAAATAAAATCGAGCCTCTGCAAGAGCAGATCGAGGAATGGCAGGACAGGTTAGAGGAAGTTCTAGAACCCATCGAGGAAAAGCTGGATGACCTGAATGAACAGCTTGAGGCCGAACGGGATGCACTGGAGGCCCTGACTGATCCTCTGCACAAGGAAATCGAGGGCTACTACACGGTCAACCCAGACGGAACAATCGGCGAGTACGTTCCAGGCATTAACGACCGGCTGGACGATCTAAATGATCAACTCGATAAAGAAAACGAGAAGTGGAATGAGCAGAAAGAACGTGAGGAAGCTGCGCTGGCTCTCCAGAAAAAAGAATTGGCTTTACAGGAAGCCATCAAAAACCTGGAACAGGCCCAGCTCGATCTCGAAACTGCCAAAAACGAGCGTACTATCTATACTTTAAAAGATGGTGTATGGGGCTGGAGAGCTGATGAGCAGGCTATTCAGGATGCCGAAGACGCTTTAGAGGATGCCGAGCAGGCCAAAGAAGATGCAGAGAAAGAGCTAGAAGATCTGAAGGAGCAGCAGGCGCACGACAAAATCATTTCCAACTTAGAAGACCAGATCAAAGCATTAGAAAAGCAGAAGGAGTTAATCAATAAACAAATTGATGCCTATGAAAAGGAGAGTGAGGCCCGGCAGGATTACATTCAGGACCAGATTGACTACTGGGAGAAGGAGAAGGAAGCTCAGGAGGAGCACTACAACGATCTGATTGAGGCCAACCAGAAGGAAATCGAGGCATGGGAAGAATACTACGAAAAACGCAAGGAAGCCTACGATGATGATATCGAGTTCTGGGGAAATAAGGTAAAAACTCTACAAGAACAGTACGACGCATGGGCCGAGCGCTGGAGCGACATTCAGGATTCCATGACCGAGGATGTCCGATCCATCGAAGAAATCCTTTCTGACATCGCCAAGTATGGCACTCCTGAAATGAAAGCCCAAGTGGATAACATCACGGACCTTCTCCGGGACATGGGCGTGGCGCTTGGCTATTTCAATTCTAGCATTGACAGCGGTCAGGCCGGAGGAGGAGGCCAGAACGACCAGAACATCATTGACCAGATGAAGCAGAATGCCCAGAAGTGGTGGGATGCCACTCTGCGGGGCGACAAGGAAACAGCCGACTACTATGATAAACTGAACTATCAGCTTGGCACCAGCATTGGTGCGCATCGTGACCACAATGGTGTTTGGTGGGATAAGTACGGAAACAAGCTGTTCGACACGCCATCTTCGTCTGGAAACGCCTCTGGCGGCCCTGCTTCGGGCGGGTCCTCCACTGGAGCGTCTGGTTCTGGCTCTGGTTCTACGAACTCTATGGTAGACGCTAACAATCAAATCAGTCAGCTACGAATGAACGCCATGCATGCCAGCGACTCTGAAAAGCGCTCCTTGTTTCAGGAAGCCAACCGACTAGCCGTATCGTATGGCGCAGTTTCTATACCATATACTTCTGATCCAGACGATTGGAAGTGGTATAACCGGAGTGGAGACTGGCTGTTTGACCAGGGTGGCATCGCTCGTGGCAAGGGCATGATGGTCAAGGGGACGGACACACCAGAAATGGTGCTCAGCCCTGTTCTGGCATCCGATGTGCTCAATCCAGTCAAAAACGAGGAATTTGACCGCTTTGTACGGGACATGGGCATCATGTTCGGAGCGGCGGAACGATACGCCCAGGACACCAGAATGGAGCCGGGCAGGTCCACCAGCAACGATAACCGCAACTATTCCCATCAAACATTTATCAACGGCGTGGAGATCGGGGACAGTATGCTTGACCGCCCCTTGTCAGAAGTCCTTTCTCTGCTGGGACTACACCGTAACTACTGATTTTCCCCCGACAAAAGTTGTTGCAATTTGAGTGGAAAAGCGGTAAAATAAGAAATAATAAGATACCTGTGCCGAATTGATGGCATAGAGGGGCCATTTGGGGCCGCTGTTGACTGTATAATGCAGTTGACAGTGGTCCCTTTTTTGTTTGTGCTGGAGGTGAGCCAGTGGCGCTATATCAACCGACCAATATTTTCCCGTCTTCCTTCGCGGGCGTGGGTGGCGGCGTGGTGGATGTGACGCAGCCTCTCACCGTATCGTGGCAGGTCAACGGCTCCTCAGCCATGACCGCCTATCAAATCAAAATCTACGAAAACACTACCGCCTCCAAACTCGTCTACAACAGCGATCGTGTAAACCTACAGCACCCCTTCTACGGTATGACCTCCACAGGTGATGTGAACTACTTCCAGGTCACCATCCCTGCAAATCGGCTGATCAACCTGTCCAACGGCTTCTCCAGCGGGTACAAGATGCTGATCACACAATGGTGGAACGGCGGTTCCATTCAGCAGTTATCCCCCTCCTTTTTCCTGACACGGACAAATCCGGCTGTGACCGTCAGTGTACCGGCCACCGTCACATCACGGAGTGTGACCTTCACCGGCTCCTATACCCAGGCCCAAGGCGACACCCTGGACTGGTTCCGGTGGGAATTGGCCCTCCAGGACGACCCGGAAAGCCCGATTGAGGACAGCGGGTACATCTACGGCACCGAGGACATCCAAGTCACCTACGATGGTCTATTCACCAATACAGCCTATTCCGTGCGGCTGACCATCCAGACAGAGAACGGCGTACAGGCTACTACCGGCTGGCAAAACTTCACGGCACAGTATGACGTGTCCGATATGAAAGGCTATGTGGATGCCTGTGTATCCCCGCTGGAAGGTGTAATTATCCAGTGGCCCCGCATCTCTTATATCAACGGAAAGCCGTCCGGGCCTCATCAGTTGACCGGCGGACAGCTCAGATTGCCCGCAGGGTCAAGCATTACCTGGGACGAGCGAAATGGGGAGCCGATGAACATCCCTACACCCTGGTCGCTTGCATGGTCGGGCATCGTACCTTTGACTGGCACTTCTCCTGTCTGGCGGATCACCGGGGATGGACATACATTGTCCCTCTCCATTGAGCCGCACTTGATTTCTCTGATCCTGGACGGTGCGGTGCTGGCCTCTGTGGAGATACCCCACCTTTTGGTGGACTATACAATCCGCATGGTACTAACGCCCCGTGAACTCCACATGTATTATCCGGTGCAGGAAGGCGGGCTTTATCCATCTTCCGTCCTTTTCCCATCCGCCACGCTCTATCCTATGGGCGGGGATGTATCCTGGGAGCGGTTCACCTATCCGCTGACGTGGGTCCAACCGGATATCGAATCTATCACCCTATATGGAGAACAGCGGTGTGACTACATCATGGTCAGCGGCGGTGAGGTTTCCGGCGCTTTGCTGGGAGACCTGTTGACCAACTTCGAGTTTGAACCGAGCTGGACACTGGACACCTGGTTTTTGGCAACCTTCAACGGAACCGGCATCAATGGCGGCAACATTACTCCGTCCGGCGACAGCATCACCGGCGCAGCAGTCTACCGGCTGAAAAAGGGTGACCGGCGACTGCAACTGGTAGCGAATGTGGGTATCGGCAGTTCCACATTGGTGGATGAGGGGTTCCGCAATCAATCCACCTATACCTACTATGTGTTCGTGTTGGGGACAAATACTTATGTATCTGCCCCGCTGATCTCCAACCCGGTCACACCTATGTTCTGGAACTGGACCGTGCTGGACTGCTCGGTAGATTCCAACGGAACATACCATCTGGAGGAAGCGCACCTGTTTCGCAACAGTGTAAGCACGGACAGTATCAGCAACAACAATGCCCCATCCATGCTTCAAAATTTCACACCCTACCCGCTGAGACAGCCATCCTCCTACAACTTCAAATCTTCTACCCTGACCGGCTACATCGGACGGGTGGACATGAAACTGAATCAGTACATCGACACAGTGGATATGGCAGAGGCCCTTTATAACCTGTCTGTCAGCAACAATCCCAAGTTCCTGCGGGACAGGAAGGGTAATCTCTGGCGCATTCAAACCAATGCTGCCGTGTCCATGCAGACCGGGGACACGATGGTCCCCCAGCCCTACTTCGGTTCTTTCCCGTGGGCTGAGGTGGGAGCGGCGGACGGTATCTCCATCATCTGCCAGCCGGGTGACGGGGCGTGGGACAGCACCACCGGGCAGGAGCCGGACAGTGGCGAGACCGTGACCAAAATCGTTGTGACTGCCCCATTCGGGTCTACCGTAACCCTGACCAATGGGCAGGAGAGCTATACAGAAGTCTGCTACGGCTACATCACCTACCAGCCCGCCACGCCGGGCGATTGGACGGTGACGGCTATGCGGGATGGCTCGTCGGCCAGCGAGACCATCACCATGGCAGAGGGCGTGACATACTACGTGGGGCTTGTCATCACGGAGGTCTACGCCACACTTATTATTGCCGCTCCATCTGGTACCGTCATCACAGTATCCCAGGGGAGCGAGTTCGAGGAAACAAAAGTAGTCCCGTAGTGCGGACAGGAAGGAGGATTCTTTTTCATGGCACAGGTAGAGTTTCAAGTCCCCGGCCCCGGCACCTACATCATCGAAGCCGCCCCGTCCCTGCCTCCCCTGTCTCAACCGGGCACGGCAGCGGACGTGTTGACGGGCGAACAATTCTATGGTGAGGACGGGAACCCTGTCACGGGCACGATGCCGGATAACCCCGCCGAGGCCGTGATCATCCAGGGCGGCGGTTCCTACACCATCCCCAAGGGCTACCACACGGGCAAAGGCACCGTGACCAGCGAGGGAACAGAACTACCCACGCTGGCCAACCCCGCCAACGCTGGAGAAATTATCTCCGGCAAGCAGTCCATCGGACAGAACGGCGAAACCCTGACTGGTACAATGCCCAACAACGGGGCCGTGAGCAAGGACTTGACCGCCGGGGAGAAGTACATCATCCCGGCTGGTTATCACAACGGGCAGGGCAAGGTGACTGCCCCAACTGTTGCAAGCGAGACCCCCGGCACAGCAGAAGCCGTTGACATTCTCTCTGGGAAAACTGCATGGGTCAATGGGGAGCAGATCACAGGAAGCATTCCAACCAAGACCGCAGAAGATGTGACGATTCAAGGCGCATCCGTGAGCGTCCCCAGTGGCTACTACGGCCCCAACATTGCAAAGGCAATTCCCACGGTAGAACAGACCGTTCCCACCATTTCTGTCAGCCCAGAGGGCCTTATCACTGCCCAAGCCCAGCAGACAGAGGGATTCGTGGCGGGCGGAACAAAGTCTGCCACGAACCAACTCCCTGTGCAGGGAGCTCAGACGATCACGCCCAGCACCATGGCTCAAACCATCCAGCCCAACGTGTACCTCACCGGGGCGCAGACTATCCAGGGCGACACAAACCTTGTGCCGGAGAACATCAAGGAGGCCGTGTCCATCTTCGGCGTGACGGGGACTTATGCGGGAAGCGGCAGTGATTTCGCTGTCCCGCTCACCGTAACCGCAGAAACCGGCGCAACCGTCAAAGCTATCAACGGCGAAACCGAGTTGACGGGTATCTCTATGAATGGGGTTGTTTCCCTTACTTTGACAAAGGGCGGGACATGGATAGTCAGCGCAACACTGGAAGGAAGAACGGATAGTGTATCAATAGAAGTTCTCCCTTCATATAAAGTCAAACTAGCCGTTGGCCCCGGAAATCTTGTGTACCATGGAACTGCCGAAGATCTTAGCGTCAAGAATACTGGCATGGCTTCCGCTTCAAACGGGAAATATGGAGTATTTGCTGGTGGTATGGCTACCACCAGCAATAGTGCCACTCAAACAGATATTGTAAATGCCTATGATGCTGAACTTACCCGCATAATCGCTCCACAGCTCGTTGAAGCTGTAGAAAGAGCTGAAGCGGCTAAAGTTGGAAAATATATTATAATCGCTGGTGGGAAAAGCAAGGCAACTAATACTTTTACATCCGCAGCAACGGCATTCGACGAAGATTTGATAAAAAACATTCCTTCGGAATTAAACGGGAAAAGATATGATTTCGCAGCAACATCAGTCGGAGATTATGCACTTTTCATGGGTGGAACCGGGACTGGAATCGACCGCACAGCATACGATGCTACTTTAACTCGGTCAACGCCTACAGAATTAAGCGAATATAGATACCTTCTTGCTGCCACAAATATTAAAGGCTATGCTCTCTTTTGTGGTGGAATTGTTTCCGGTAATTATATCTCCAACGCCGACTCATACGACGAAAATCTTACACATGGGCTCCCAACAGAATTAAGTGTTGGAAGAGCAGGTCTTGCCGCATCTTCCAACACTGCATATGCACTTTTCGGCGGTGGAAATATCAAAAATACCGAAATGCTTGATGCTGTCGATGCATATAATTCCGATCTTACGCGAACAATCCCTGCTTCATTAAGTAAACCTGTAACATACCTTTCCGCTACTAGTATCGGGGAGTATGTTTTATTTGGGGGTGGCCGTAGTAACTCTGCAACTGTTGACTCATATAATATTGACTTAACTAAAACCACTCCTCCACCGCTGAGTGTTGGGAGATATAATCTTAGTGCCGTTTCAATTGGCGACTACGCTCTGTTTGCAGGTGGATCAACTTCTCAAGGACCTATATCTACCGTTGATGTTTACACTATAAAGTAAAGGAGTTTTCAGATGCGCTATCAAATTTGGGACAAGAAAACCGATATTTTCACCCCGTCGGGCCACAAATTCACCGCCGCCGAATGGCTTGCAAAGTATCCTTGGGCCGATCTGCCCGGCGTGAAAATGATCATCACAAGTGGCACCATCAACGGCGGGGCGGCAATGGAATTTCAGGCCACGGTAGACCGCTACATGGAGATGGGGGCCGATTTCTCTAGCTGTGAGACGGACGAGGATTACCTTGCTGCCATCGAGGACTTCGAACTTCACCCGCCCGGCGCTGACCAGCCCTCCATCGAGGAGCGCACCGCCGCCGCATTGGAGGCGCAGGTGCTTATGGCTATGCCGGAGGAAGCGGAGCCTGCCGTGGCGAAGTTGAGCACCATGTCCGTGGCCCGGACGGCCAGCGCCACCCCCACTGAGTCCGCCGCTTTCCAGCGGGTGAAGCGGAACTATGAGAGAGGTCTTTGGAGCGCCGCTCTGGTGAGCATGGCCGCAAGCCGGGGGCAGATCACCAGCGACGAGGCCAGCACCATTCTGAACGGCTAAGTTCTACACAAATTGACAAACCACAGCGCCAAATGGTAAAATAAAATCCCTCCCGGAAACGGGAGGGGGCGCTGTTGCATAAAAGGCGGTTAGCTACTCCCCCGGAAAGGGGGTGAGGCCGATGGGAAACGGACGCTGGGCGAAAGCCCTGCGCTTCCTGGTGTGTTTCATCATCATCCTTGCGGTGATGATCTACATATCCCCAAAAGCGTGCTGACTGCCCGGTGGCACGAGCAGTCAGCGGTTTAATCCGATTGAACTGTGAGAGCTAACCGTCGCAACAGCGCCCTTCTATGTTTATTATACCATCCTGCCCAGGTTTGTCAACGACAAATCAAGAGGCGGGATTTTTGTTTTCCGCTCAGCAGGAAGGAAGTGACCTCTCCGTGCCGGTCGTAACCCCGCAACGCTATCTCCAATATCTCTCCGCTGTGCGGGGAGAGTTCCACAAGCTGGCCCGGCTGGACTTCCTGCAACCGGACGGCTCCCTGGCGTTCTCCATCGACAACAACCCACAGAACCCGCGCTCTGGGGCGTTCATCCAGGAGGGGGAGCTGTCCGTCAACCTCCAAAACGGGATGCGGCGGCAGGCCAGCGTGACCCTCTCCAACCTGGACGGGGCCTACGACTACAACGTGAACAAGGTCTGGTTCGGTCAGCAGATACGGCTCATGGAGGGACTTGTCCTGCCGGACGGGACGGACTTCTATCTGCCCCAGGGCGTGTTCTACGTCAAAGACCCGGAGGAAACCTTTCTGCCCAACCAGCGGCTTGCCCGGTACAATCTGGTGGACAAGTGGGCGTATCTGGACGGGACACTGTTCGGCAACTTGGAGGGCTGGGCGCTCATTGAAATCAATGAGGACATCTTCAACGCCATTTCCCAACTGCTTCTACGGGATAGAGGAAACGGACAGCCTATCGATAACATGGCCCCAATCTTCACGACCTACTATAATGGCAAGACGGTAAAATTGACGGACGGACGCATAGTCCCATGGACAAACACGCCATACACGGCCCGGTTTGACAACCGAAGCAACACCCTTTCTACCCTCTTGTTGGAGATGAACAAGATGCTGGTTGGGTGGATTGGGTACGACCAAGCGGGACACCTGCGGGTGGATGCCGCCTATGAGGACATATCGGATGCAGACAAGCCAATCCAGTGGGAGTTCTCCCCCCAGCAGGTGGATTTCCTAGGAGCGACTTATGCCGTCAAGAACACAGAGGTATTCAATGATATTATCGTCAACGGTGTGGCGCTGAATGGCAACCACGTCCCCTCCGGGCGGGCGATAAATCAAGATCCGTCCTCTGACACCAACATAGATCTTATGGGCCTGCGCACAAAGGTCTTCGAGGAAACCTGCTACTACGCTGATGAACAATGTCAAGAACTCGCGGAGTGGTATTTGAAGCAGAACTCCGTTCTGAAAAAGTCTGTGACCATTCAGTCCTCCCAGTTGTTTCATCTGGTAGAAAATGAATTAGTAACTATTACTCGGACGGACAAGCCGGGGAGTCCGGTAGAGCGGCATCTGGTCACTGGCTTTTCCCGGCCTATCGCACAGAACGGGCAGATGACTATTGACTGCACCAGCGTGAACGACTTCCCGGCGGCTTCCCCTTATCCCCTGCCCTCTACACTTGTTTATGCAACCATTGCCTGTGACGTGCGGGCGGGGGCCGTCGTGACCTGCTCACTAAGCGGCACCACTCTGAGGGGCGTATCAAATGGACTGGTAACGTTTCAGCTCCCGGTGGATGGATACGGAAAGTGGGAACTGGAGGGCACCTATAAGCCTGAAAGTGGAGCACAGGAAACGGTCAGCACAACGGTTTCTGTGGGCAGTCCGGGGATTTATAAAGCAACACTAAAGTTTCCAAGCGAGGTGAGTACATGACGTTCATCGGAGTTGACCCCGGAAAGAAAGGCTCACTGGCCCTGCTAGAAAATGGGGCTGTCTCCATCTTTCCCTTTGACGAGGACACCTACATAGAAGTGTTGGGCAAGGTAGCCCACCACGCCTCCATCTGCTGTCTGGAACACGTCGGGTCTATGCCTGGGCAGGGAGTCACCTCTATGTTTCACTTTGGGGAAAACTTCGGCTTTATCCAAGGCGTGCTCAGGGCCTACAAGATTCCTTTTGAACTGGTACGTCCTCAGAAATGGAAGAAAGAGTTTTCTATCACCGGGGACAAGAACAGTTCCATTCAGGTATGCAAGCGGCTGTTCCCGGAAGTATCCCTTTTCAGGACTTCAAAATGCAAGAAAGAGGATGACGGAATGGCAGAATCTTTGCTTATGGCCGAGTTCGCACGGCGGAAACTGGGGGTGGCACAATGCGAAAACGCAAGCTGAACGCACAAAATGAGGCCCTTGCCGTGTGGCGGGCCTTGGAGCCGCAAATCGTGGAGGCTGTGCGTCGGGAAACCGCCGATTGTTTGCGGCAAAAGAAGCTGACGGTGGTGACCGCCCCCAACGGCACCACTATGGGCGTGATGCAACCGAATGACAGTACCATCTTCGAAATCCCCTACGTCTCCACCCTTGCCAATGTGCCAGTGGGGACTATGGTGCTGGTTCAGTATTTTTACGGGATGTCAAACATGATAGCCGTCTCATTAGGGGACGGAACGCAGCCGGAAGGAGTGTGACTTTATGCCCATTAAAGACGGAAAATATAAAAACCCTAATTGGGTCAACGGCGGCCCTCCAGCTATTGATGCCGACGAACTGAACGCCATTTCCTCTACACTGGAGTCTCTGGATGCTGCTGGCGGGACAGGTGGCGACGGAAAGCGTTACGCCCGCATTGTGATCGGTACTTCTACCAACGGCTGGACGGCGGCGGATTGCGACTATCTGTGTGATGGTGTAGACGATCAGGCAGAGATCAATCAGGCAATAGAAGCACTACCGTATATGGGCGGAGAGATTCTCCTTCTGGACGGAACCTATAACATCAACGGATATGTCGGCGTGTTGCGCAATAGTACCTTGAGGGGAACAAACCGTGAATCAACAATCTTGAAAAGGTTGTCCACAAATGGATATGACGAAATTTCTGATTCCATACTTGTGGTATCCAATTCGTCTGTTCTTGCAGATATGACGATCGACGGAAACAAGTCTATTTGGGCAGAATCCCATGCCGGAGAAAGGGTTTCGGAAATATTAGCAGGCGGTGGAGCAATTATTTCCAATATTACTATTAAAAATGCTATCAATTCTGCAATATATTATGAGCAACTTACAACTGGAATTGGGATAATTGAGGACTGTTCTTTTTCTATTGCAAAACAAGGAATCTATATTGATTGTAGCGGAAACATCTCGATTTCAAAGTGCTATTTTGAAGTAGTAGATACGTTGGTTGATGCACACGGCATAAATATCAGGCAAGGGGCAGGAGAAGAAGCTATGGGGTCACCGTTGTCGTGTGTTATTACTGACTGCACGTCACTTGCAGGTACTGGCGACATCATCTTAGACGGCACGGGTTTTAGCAAAGTGCAGAACTGCAATCTTGGGACGGTGATATTCAAAAACAGCTATCCAAATGGATCGGTCGCCGTAGAACGCGGAAGACATATTATTATGGGGAACACATTTCAACCCAACACTTATGACGATAATGCCATTTCCTTTGCAAATAACGTAAACAACTGCATTGCAATCGGGAACACTTTGGCCTCCGGGAGTATGGGGATACAAATCGAGGATAACGGAGAAAACAACATCATTTACAATGGTGCTTCCGGCGGTCAAGTCATACTTACAACTTCTGGATGGAGTGCCAACACACAAACCGTCACCGCGCCCGGGGTAACAGTCTCCAACTATGTAACCACCGGGCCCGCTCCCACAGCCTTCAACGCCGCAATGGAGGCGGGCGTGTATTGCTCCGGGCAAGGGAATGGAACGCTTACCTTCACCTGCACGAAAACTCCGTCCGGCTCCATTACTTACATTTATACAGCTCAGGAGGTGTTGTAGATGCCCATCATCAACAGTTCGTTATTTGGCTCCGGCGGCACAGATACCAGCAACGCCACAGCTACTGCCGCCGATATTCTCACCGGAAAAACAGCTTATATTGCCACCGGCGAGGTGATTGGCACGATGCCGACGCAAGGTGCCCAGACTATTACACCCGGCACTTCCGCAAAAACGATTGCCGCCGGTCGGTATCTCACTGGTACGCAGACCATCCAGGGTGATGCTCATCTGGTAGCGAGCAACATCAAACAGGGTGTTAGTATTTTTGGCGTTGCTGGATCACTGACCGCTAGACCTCAATTCCCATTATGGACTATCACAATTCAAAACAACACTTCTTACGATTTTGCTGTGTACTATTTGAGTGCCGGGTCAACTTCTGGAAGTTATGGCACAAGTATATTACCTCTTGATGTACGTATTAAAGCTTCACAATCTACAACATTAAATAATGTTGCAGGTGCTGACAATGACTTTATAAAAAAATCAGGGGCTTCCTTTTATATGACCGAAAGTGAGACTCGTTCTTTTTCGGTAATAGGAAGTGTATACACACAAGAGAGTGGTAGTGCTGGATATTCAGAAGGGAGATTTACTGGCTCAGGCACAGTGACAATCACTTAACAATAAAAATATATATTTTCAGTCCCAAGAAGACCGGATAAGGGGCACTTGTCCACCTACAAGTCCCACAGGAATAAACATCCATACACAAAGGAGACACGCTATGCCGCCAAATTGTATAAAAGATTCCGCGCAGGAGTGCATCGGATACGCCGAGGCACAAATCCTTAAGCACAAAATCGAGGAACTGGTCAAAAAGCAGGAGGCTGACCGTGAGAATAACCGCAAAGACCATAAGGAGTTCTATGAACGCCTTGAGTTTGGTGAAAAGGCGCAGGCCGTCACACAGAACCAGCTTGCCCAAATCCTCGATGATACCAGCGAAATCAAAACAGACCTGAAAGACAGCAGGAAAGAACTTACCACCGCTATCGAGAAGCAGAATCAAGCCATCACCGACTTGCAGATGAAGCCCGCCCACAAATGGGACATGCTAGGCAAAGAAGTGCTCAAACTAGTCATTGCTCTGGTATTCGGTATCGTGGCCGCCGCCATTGGATTGGGGGCATTCAAATGACAGAGTTGAGTATCCTTCTGGTTGCCATTCTGATGCTTGTGGCCGCCCTTATAGCGGCTATGGTGTACATGGCGAAGAAGGTGGGCGGGAAGGGAGAAAAAGAACTCCGCTCCGTGACCAGGCTCCTGTTCCTCACGACACAAATTGCCGCCCTGGTGTGGGTATCGGTATCCTACCTGATTGCCCTGTACGCCACGGTTCAGCTTGGACAGCCCTTCCCTATTGTTGAACTTTCCCAGCAGGCAATCACGACCATATTAGGCGTGAATGTTCTGAAAGTGGTGGAGAACATCTTTGAACACAATGACGGGGCTGTGTTTGGCAAGACGGACAAGAATCGGCAGGATACGGATTAATTGAAGTCCCCGGCAAGGATATTAAGAAATTTTCTTGGGAAGTAAAGAAGCAAGTGAAATCTAAGCAGGAAACACAATAAACAAGTTCAGAAAGAGGTACATATCATGGACGTTTACAACATTTCCAATCTGCTCGCTATCATTGGCGCTCTTGTCGTGCTGGTTAACATTCTAACTGAGGTAATCAAGAAGGTTACATGGGACAGACTTCCCACCAATATTGTGGCGCTTATTCTCTCCGAGGGCCTTACGCTGGCCGCCGGAGCAGCTTACGCACAGATCAATACCATTCATATCACATGGTATCTGGTAGTCGGCGCTGTTGTAGTCGGCTTTATGGTCGCCTATGCCGCCATGTTTGGGTATGACAAGCTGAAAGAGATTCTGGATTGGAGAAAGACCAATGGCAACTGAGAAGGAGCTCCGACATAAAGTCGTGAATATAATGAAGGGCTGGCTGGGCTGGTCGGAGGTTAACGGCAAATTTAAGGCCATTATCGACCTATATAACACCCAGAAGCCCCTCCCTGTAGGCTACAAGATGAAGTACACCGACGAGTGGTGTGCCGCCACAGTCACCGCCGCCGGGATGCAGGCGGGGCTGTCCGACATTATCTTGGGCGAGTGTTCCTGCTCTCGCATGATCGCGCTGTACAAGGCTAAAGGGCGCTGGATGGAGGACGACGCTTACCGGCCCGACATCGGGGACATCCTCATGTACTGCTGGAAGGACGGGGACAACTATGCCACCACCGACCAGACCGCCAATCCCAACCATGTGGGCTTTGTCGGGGCGGTCAACAGCAACACCATGACCATCTATGAGGGCAACAAGGGCGAGGCCGTGGCGACCCGTACCGTGCCCATCAATGGCCGCTATATCCGGGGCTACTGCCTGCCGGATTATGCCAGTAAGGCGACCACCATCAAAACCGAAGCCGAGGAGGACGACGATATGGACATCTCTAAACTGACCGACGCTGACATTGAGGCCCTTGCTGCCAGGCTGGACACTGTGCTCTCCAAAAAGGAGCCGTCTGACTGGTCTAAGGAGGCCCGGATCTGGGCCGAGGGTCAAAACATCATCTCCGGCGATCAGGCCGGGAACAAGAAATACAAGAAGCCAGCCACCCGCGAGGAACTGGTGCAGATCCTCTACAACATCGAGAATCCGTCTTGAACAGAAGTGGCCCCCGGTCTCCTATGCGAGGCCGGGGGTCGTTTCCAGTATCCCTTCAAACACCTTTCTGGTTTCCGCCGCAATCTCCGTCTGCGGTTTGAGCATCTGGGCATATCGCTGTGTCATGTCCAGGCTGGAGTGTCCCAAGAGCATTTGTAGCTCTTTCGGGTTCATTCCAGAGGAAACCAACATTGAGGCGCAGGTATGTCGCAGAGAGTGGGGGGTGATATCCTCCCTTCCGGTCATGGCCTCCACATAGCTCTTTATACCATAGATAGCTGTTATTCGAGACAGGGGTTTGAAGCCACCTCCTTCGTTCTTTTGGACGAAGATGGGGTCTTTATCTACCGCCTCCTTTGGCCTAGCTTTGTTCAGATATGTGTGCATGACCATCTGCGCATAGGGAATGAAGGGTACTGTACGTCCCTTGCCTCCCTTACCGCTGCGGATGGTTGCATACCCTTCCTCCCAGTTCAGATCAGCCGGTGTTAATGCCAGCATCTCCGACTCTCTTGCACCGCTGGTCAATAGGAGTATCGTCATAGCTCGGTTCCTTATATAAACCGGCTTTCGCCCAAAGGACGATGTACTGGTTGAGAATATGCGGCGTATATCGTCGGCGCTCAACACCGACTTTGCAGAAATGTATTTCTCAGACATGCGCATTTTCTTCGAAATTGGGTTTTTGTCCAACATCCCGGACTCTACCATCCATTCCAGCGCCGTATTCAGCCGGGATATATACTGCGCAAAGGTGTTTCTGGAATATCCCAGCAGGCTTTTTCGGTAGGCCAGAATGGCCTTCTGGTCAATCTCCTGCCGTCCTTCGCTCTCCATGAAGCGTATGAACTTCTCCACGCCCCGGCGCTTCTGATCCTGTGTGTTCCTTGACATGTTCCCGTATGAGGCAAGGTACTCTTCGGAGTAGGACTTAAAATCTTCCAGTGTCATATGCCTACCTCCTTGACTTTTGGTATTTGGCTTGACATCTCCCACAGCTAAATCTGAGCGGGAGTGTCAACTATCTAGTATATCTATAGCACGTTCCAGAAATTCGGGCTTACTTATACCCTCTCTGGTAGTGTAGCCCTCTATCCGCAGGGATAGTTCAGGCTTTATTGCCGCTTGAAACTTTCGGTAGGCTTTTGCGTTATACCGATTTTTAACGGCGCTGCTTGTGTGGGTCTTGCGCTTGGGCTTTTCCTCGCTTGACATCTTCGGCCCCCTTTGCTATAATGTGGGCAAGAGGGACGCTCTCCCTGGTGTCAGCAGGAAGGCGGCCAACTTAACAAGTGTAGAGCTTGAAATTGCCGCTTCTTGCTGGGGTCAAGGGGCGGTTATTTCTTTATCTGGTTGCCCAGGGAAATAGCCGCAATCACGAGCATAAGTAGTGCGATGGTTTCCGTTAGGCTCATGGGCTTCCCTCCTTTCGGAGTTGGCCCCGCCCCTCTTGCTTGTCTATACTATATCATACTTGATCCAGTATGTCAAGAAGTTTTCTAAATTTCCCGAAATGCGGCGTAAAACCCCTTGCTTTAGCCGTGGGGAGTGTCAAGAAATTCTGTGGTCTGAGTACGCTGGGTGGGACTTTGTGAAAACCTGTGAGCGGTGCCCACGGGACTTACCAAAATTGTGTGAGCGGAGGGAACGGGGGACTTTCTGAAAAACTGTACGCTGTGGGTACTTACCCAAATTCTGCGGTTTAAGAGCGCGGGACGCAATGAAATCTTGTGCGCTGGGTACAACACAGTCTTATGTTCCTGTTTGGTTTTCTTACATTTTCTGATTTAGCTTCTTTTGTTTCTGTGTTATGTTCTTTGGTTTCTGCCCTTATCTCATCGCTTAATCCTGGCTTGTGTGGGGTGGGCGCAGACAACGGCCAAAATATTTCTCATCCAAGATTATGATATCGTCTGAGTAGGTCTTCAATTTCACCATGTTCTGCCCTTTCACTCCAACGCATACAGCGATTTTTCCTATTGTATTCAGAACATCCAAAACAGGCATATAGTCAGTGTCCCCGCTCACGATAACGGCGGTGTCATATGCGTTCAGGAATCCCTTTGCAAGAATATGCGTTCCCATATTGATGTCTGTTCCCTTTTCTTCCACATAGTAGGTCGTTGGGTCGGAGATATCCATTGTCGAGAATGTTTGTCCAGAAACCGGCCTTGCAACATGCCGCCCCTCGATAACAGTAAAGTATGGCTGGTTTTTCAGCCCATTTATCCACCTGTATGTACCGGCCCTTCGCTCATCCTGCGCCAGAAAATCGTCCGGCTTTGGAGCGCATAGGAAAGTCTTAACGAGTTCATTGATGCCAGGTATCAGCTTCACTATTTCTTGCGGGACTTTATTATAATCCAATCTTGGATACAGCTCCCCAATACTCCGATAGTAGCTCATGACGGCTATGTTGAAGTTCTCGAAGTCGATAAAAACCATCACACGGCGCATATAAATTTCCCCCAATAAAGGTCTAAGGGCCTGTGGGCCCGAAGGCCACACAAGCCCTGTTTAAGTCTACACGGGGAACTTAACCCCACCTCGTTATTATACGCCGGGTATTGCACGTTATAAACTGTCAAATAAAACAAACAAGCAAGAAAATGTTTGTGCAGGGAGTTAAAGCAAAGCCCCGGTATTTTTTTCGCGCGTTAACGTGTCCCTGTGGTAGAGGCCCCATGATTTTTGGCCGCGCGGTAACGCGCGGCACGGCACGGTAGAAGCCCCATGAATTTTGGAATCGCGCTAACGTGTGGATGCAGACCCGCAGACTGAACCCAGCCGGGAGATACCAAGGGCGCAGCCCTTCCCCACGACGCCAGAAAATGGCCGGATGTCTCCAAGGGGACACCCCAGGGCCGGGAAAGCCTACGGTGGGCCGTCTGCTGGGCGCAGTGATGCTATGCGCCTGGGCCCGTGTCCCCCCCCCCCTTAGATCAACGGGCCCAGGGCAAAATAAAAATATTTGGAAAAGGGGTTTACATACTAACTCATGTATGCTATAGTATAGACAAGCAAGAGGGGAACGGCTCGGCCTCCTGAAAAAGGAGGTGACAACATGACAGTGTTAGAAGTAATCGCATTACTTAACCTGTTAGCCGTTGTTATCTTTGGAGTTATTAACATAACGAAAAAGAAATAACCGCCCCCGGACAATAGGAAGCGGCATTTCTCCAGATTCTAAATCTTTGAGGAAGAGCCCGCAACCGTTGGCCCCGGTTGTGCCCCTCTTGCCCACATTATAGCAAAGGGGGCCGAAGATGTCAAGCGAGGAAAAGCCCAAGCGCAAGACCCGAACCAGTAGCGAAGTAAAAGCTCGGTACAACGCTAAAGCCTATGACCGTATACAACTCAATGTTAAAAAGGACAAGGCGGCGGCGTACAAGGCGAAATGTGATGAATTGGGCATCACATACAGCGAACCACTACACAAGGCAATAGACGAGATATTAAACAAATAAAAACCCGCCCCCCGTGCCGCAAACACGTTAGCAGGGGCGGGAACCCCGCCCAGTACCAACCAAACCAGGGCCGCCCCGATTGTATCACGGAATAGCTTTATGATAAGGGCCAGGGAATCAATTCCCTGGCCCTTTTTCCTTTGTTGCTGGACTGATCTCCATTGCTAGAGAAGACCTATCTCTTTTTGCTTGTGTTTCCACTGCACGGGCCAAAAAGTCTGCTATTGCCTCCCCCGTAGCCTCTGCGGCCTGCTGGGCACGTTCCAGTGTATCAGGAGGGATAAAGACACCCCCGCCCACCTGCGGCCCTTCGGCGCCCGCCTGCGGGCCTCTCGCACCATCCCGCTCCATCCGCTGGTCAATGGCTTTGTTGATATAGGCGTTGACGCTTTCCCCTTCGGCCTCTGCACAGGCCTGTACGATTTCCTTATTGCCCTTCGGCATGGTGAGATTCACTCGGTCATAAGTCTTGGCGATGTATTTATTCTGTGCACGTGTACTAGCTTTTCCCATACGCTCCCCTCCTTTTGTTCTATTATACTCCGCACGGCAAGCATTGCGCAACTATATACTATCAACAAATATCGTTGCGCAACCTTGTGCAACTTTCCAATTGCTATCGTTGCGCAACTATGCTATTATAATCATGTCAGGAGGGCAACCCCTGATAAATCAACCGGGCAGGAGGTAACGGAAATGGAGATTGATAGCATGACCCAGACCGAGCTTGCATCCTATCTTGAAACCCTGGCGAAGCTGGTAGAGGCCACGGCTAAGGACGCGCAGGACGCGGCCCGCATTATCCGAGAGGCCATCCCCAAGCAGTAAAAAAGATAGCCGCCCAGCCCTGAACAAGCAAGCGACTATCTAAGACCCAGCGGAGGCGGTTAGAGCCTGCCATCTGGCCGCCCCCACTATAACACAACCGGCAGGGAAAAGCAAGGCCACAGGCCGGGAGGGAAAGAAAATGAAGACCATTACATATCAGGACAATATGCAGCTCTGGCGCATGGAAAGCGCCGCCGAAAAAGCCGGATACAAGAAGACCGATGATTGCTATTGGTGCCAGATTTTCCGCAACTCAGAAACCGGTGGCGAATTTTGCACCAGCCGCGAGGAGGACAGCACTAACGACCCCGCCGCAGACCTGGCCAAGATGCTGACCCCCAGCGCCACTGAGGAACCCGCTGAGGCCATGCGGCCCATTATGGACAGGCTAACCGCACTTAAGGCCGAAAGCATCGCCGAGGCTGACCCCTTCGGCCAGAGCCCCGCAGACCGCGAAATAAAGGCCATAGCGGCCACTTTGGCAGCATTTGGGGTACAGTGGTATTACACCACCGACGACGCCGGAAAATGGGTTGCAACGCTAAAATAAAAGCCCTGGCCACTGCTCGCAACAGTGACCAGGGCAAGAGAAGCCCCAGAACAACCGCGAACCAGGGCACGCCCAGTATACCACGGGCAAGCCCTCCATGACAAGGAGGAAAACAAGTTTGAAACAAAGCGATAGCCGAAGCAGAAGGAAAAAGGGCGCAAAAAC